TGACATGGAGTACCTAGCGGTATTTGATAGAACTGAAGCTCAATTAAAAGAAGAGTGGGGTGTGGAAGATGTGCAAGATGGGATGACTATTGAACAATTAAATATTATAGCTAAGATAGAAGAAAAAGCAACTATGTTAGTACAGGAAAAAGGGTTAGACCCTATTAGTGCTTTAAAGAAGGCATTAAAGAAATTTGGGTTTACTCCCCCTGACATTTCTCTTTTAATGTAAACTCAATAGATTGTATACAGTACATGTAAGCCTGTCTAATAGTTAGATGGGCTTTTTTGTATAACAGGGAGCTGAATACTGACTAATTTATGACTGAAATATTTTAGATTAATCGTGTAATAATAAAGTATATGTTAAATAATATAAAACAAGAAAAGTAAATGGTAAACACTTCAGGTACACAACTTGGGAGTTCATACGCATTCCCACATATTTCATTTGACACAAAATTTGTAGGACCTGCCCCATTCACAGCTCAATGGAGAAATACTATTGGGGTAGTTGGTGTATTCAAACAAGGACCAGAATTAGCTACGATTAGAAGTCGTGAAGATTTTATCAGACTATACGGAGAAGATGATAGTCCTGGAAGTATCTTTGTTAGACAAGCTATGATGCAGGGTGCTACTAACTTTATTGTTAGTCGTGTATTGCCTAATATTCATCCATCTTCAGGTAGTATTAACTTTGTTAATTCAGCTGCTCCTGATACACTAGAGTCTGAGACTGATGAGACCGCAAAAAGAACTGTAGGTCTTATTTCTAACTTTGAGGCTATTACTGAAGCTCAATCTTACCCTGGTGCAAGTTTAGGTACAGTTAAAAAAGTTGACAATACGTTTGCACCTTTAGAAGTATTTTCTAATAGTGGAGAGAAGTTAGGCTCTGATTTTTTACTAGAAGGTTACGGTACTTTCAAATTTAAATCTGTAAACAAAGTCTCTCAAGATGATATTGTTGCTAAAAGTGGTCTTCCTGCTGCATTAATTCAGATGAAAGCAGTTGCTCCAAATGCAGCTGCTACAAAAGTCGTAGAGTTAGAATTTGAAATTGCTGCGGCAAACTCAACTGATTATTTCCGTGCAATTCATCCTGGTATGATTTTATTAGGTGGTGTTGCTGGTAAATTAGAAGTAGTCAGCTATCCTTATAAAAAATCTTCCACTAAGTATGCAGTACTAGTACGTGGTGTAACCACTTCTACAACTGTTGCTGGCGATGACTTTACTTTAGTAGTTACTGCTGATAGTCAAGATTATTCTGTATTCGCGTATGCATTTACAGGTTTTGAAGGTTCTGCATTACCTACTGGTACTATTGAATCTAAGTCTTATCGGTTAGGGGCAGGTGCACTAGGATTTATAGCAATTCAAAAAACAAATGATGCTATCACTGAGACAGCAACAACTATTATTCAGAAAGCTAATCAGAAAATTAGTTTAAAAATCTTAGTTGAAACTAGTGCTGCTGGTGTATATGAGTATCTAGATACTGGTATTAAATTCTGGTATGGTAATATTGAAACTAATAAAGAATTAAATCTAAGTGGAGATAAAAACTCTTACTTCTCAATTAGTGCATTTAAGAAAACTGTTACAGTTGGTGCTACTGAGTATCTTGGTCAACCTTTAGGTAATTCTCCTTTAGCTTTTCCTCCTAAGACAAGTAGTTTATCTATTTTAACCCAGTTAAAAAATGCAATTCTTGCTGATAATTCTTTTGATGGTATTTTACAAGATGTTTATATTAATGACCGTTATTTACCTTACTCATTAATATTTGAGACAGTTACTGGTCGTCTATTAGTTAGAAATCTAAACTATACTATTAAATCAGTACTAGCTGATGATACAGCTCAAACTATAGGTACAAACGCTGCTCTAGATTTAAAATATTCTGATGGTGTTAATACTTTATATGGTGTAAAACAAACTACTTTAGGTGAAAGAAAACCATTTAAACCTGCTGGAGTATTTTTATATGATAAAAATGGTCGAGCTGTTGTTTATGTAGAAGCTATTTCTCCTGGGTTAATTGGAAATAACATTCGTTTAAATGTTACTCCTCAAGATTATGGACGTTTCTCTCTAGATGTATTTCTAGAAAACAGCAGTGTATACAGTGCACCTATCCCTCCTGAATCTTATCAAATTGACTTAAATAATGTAGATTTAACTTCTGCAAGAATTCTAGAGTTAGCAGATAGTTTCTTAGTTCGTGCATACTTTGTCCCTCTATTAAATTCTTCTGGTGCTCCAATTAATAAAGAGTTATTCAATACAGTACCTGTAAGAACAGCACCTCCTTTACCTGAATTAGTTGCTGAGACTGATATTGAAAAGCTTCCTTATCACCCATCTAACCGTGGTCCTTTCTATCTACGTAATATTCCTCTAACTGGTGGAGCTGAGCCTGCTGAGTACTATACAGGTCAAATTCCTGAAGTTGATTATCTAGATGCTATTCGTCGTTTAGAAAATCAAGATGTGGCATTTATCTCTGCTCCTGGTATTTCTGTTGGGTCTGTACGTTATTCTGCTGTAACTTCTGAGTTAGTTATTCAAGCTAATCAATCTACTCCTTATAATGGATTAAGAATTGCTATTTTAGCTGCTCCTAAGAATCTAAGCAGTACTCGTGCACAATCTGTTGGTTCAGCTTATAATTCTCCCAATGTTGTTATTGTATCTGGATGGGTAACTACTGCTGGTGCAGAACATTTAGGTTTGAATAGTACTAGTCCTGAAGGATTCTATGCTGGTGTTTTGGCTACTTCAGCACCTCAAGTTAGCCCTGCTGCTTCTAATTTAGGTCGTACTTTAAATGGTGTTGTTTCTGTAGATACATCTAATAAACTAAATGTTTTAGATGCAATTACTCGTGCACGTGTAGAAGTTTTATCTTATGATACTTCTGCTGGTGGGTATAAATTCCTTAATGGTCTGTGTAGTTCTTTAGATACTAACCGTAAATGGATTTCTTTAGTAAGAACAAATCACTATATCCTTACTAATCTGTTCTATAACTTACAATGGGCTCGCTCTGCTTCCAATGATGCTGAATTAAGAACTCGTGTCTCAGATTCTTGTGATGCTTTCTTAGAATCTATTGTTCGCAAAGGGGTTATTGTTAGTTATAATCCTACTGTTTGTAATGAGACTAATAATACTGCAATTAGTATTTCTCAAGGTAAATTAAATATCACTGTGGTTTATGTACCTATATTCCCTGCTGACTATATTAACGTTACTGTTGTACAAACTGTAAGTAGTAGCTTTGTCATTGATTTAGCTGTTTAAGTTAAACTGTAAGAAAAAAGAGGTCAATATTGACCTCTTTTTTTTGTCATTAAATTAATAAAATAGTATAATGAAAATATAACATAATAAACTTTAAAATTTAAAACAATGGCAAAAATTTCAAACGACCTATTTAAAGCTCCAATTAATAACGCAGTACTTGACCCTATGCAGGGGTTTGATGCTGATGTATACGTGTTAGACCAAGCTACTGGCTCGTATACAATGATTGGTCGGTTTGTCTCTATTCAAATTACTATTAGAAATTCAACTGAACCTTACTTGGAATTTAACCAACGTGTACCTCGTTATTTAGATGGCGAATTCCAAATTGGTTGGGTACTTGAGAGAGGTATGTTAGATTACCGTGCATTAGAGCACACATTTGGATTAGCTACTATATCACGTTCAGCAAGATTGAATAGAGGAACAAGATTTCAAATTACTTTCTCATTAAATGCTGCGGAATTACAGAATTCTACTTTGCCTGACGGTAAGACAGTATCAGAAAGTACTTTTGAAAATACTGGAACTGATTATGTGAAATCTCCTACAGGAGCATCAGCTGAAAGAAAAACTGTTGGTAAACTAAGACTTACATTCTGTAAAGTAGATAGTTACACATTAGGAAGTACAGCAGGACGTAGTGTTATCGCTAATCGTTGGGAAGGTGTAGCTGAAGGTATCGAAGAAATTAACGGTACACAGATAGGAGCAGGTACGTACTTAGAGTCAGTAGGTGGATTAGCTGCTCTAAAAGCAGGTGCTACCTCTGATGCTGCGGTTGTTCCTTTCCCTTGGGATTTAGTTGGTAGTAGTGTAGTTACTGGTAACTTAGTATCTTCTGATACTGCTGGGACTAACCTAGGTAATGACGGAACTGATTTTATTAATTAAAATTAATTAATCTATAAAAAAGAGGCTAATATTGACCTCTTTTTTTTGTCATTAAATTAATAAAATAGTATAATGAAAATATAACATAATAAACTTTAAAATTTAAAACAATGGCACTAGTTTCAAACAACCTATTTAAAGCTCCAATTAACAATGCAGTACTTGACCCTATGCAGGGGTTTGATGCTGATGTATACGTGTTAGACCAAGCTACTGGCTCGTATACAATGATTGGTCGATTTGTCTCTATTCAAATTACTATTAGAAATTCAACTGAACCTTATTTAGAATTTAACCAGCGTGTACCACGTTATTTAGACGGTGAATTCCAAATTGGTTGGGTACTAGAACGAGGTATGTTAGACTACCGTGCATTAGAGCACACATTTGGATTAGCTACTATATCACGTTCAGCAAGACTAAATAGAGGAACAAGATTCCAAATTACTTTTTCATTAAATGCTGAGGAATTACAAGAAGCTTCTGACAGTGCTACTAAAACTCCGGATAATATAGCTCCATCAGCTAGAACTTTTGGATTAGCTGCTGATAAAATACCTGAAAATACTGCTAGAAAAACTAAAGGTAAACTAAGACTTACATTCTGTAAAGTAGATAGCTATACATTAGGAAGTACAGCAGGACGTAGTGTTATTGCTAACCGTTGGGAAGGTGTAGCTGAAGGTATTGAAGAAATTAATTCTAATGTTTTAGGTGCAGGTACGTATTTAGAGTCAGTAGGTGGACTAGCTGCTCTAACAGCAGGTGCTAATAGTGACAAGACTATTAACCCATTCCCTTGGGACTTAGCTGGAGTTACAGAAGTACAAAATACAGCTGGTAATGCTACAGTTAACATTGCTGCTCAAGGTAATAATGGCGATGACTTTTTTGAATAATTAGACTAATTTAATTTAGAGAGCTACACTATTTGGATAGTGTAGCTCTTTTATTGTTAATATAGAAACACAGCGTTAGTACTAAAGAATAAATATGTTAGGTGATAATTGTCATTTTGACCAAACAAATAGAGCAACCCCAGCTATTGTTTTAACTGACCTTAAGGGTAGAATAATTTTATCTAATAATGTATACAGTACTGGGGTTACTGATAGTCAGCAAGTATACAGACCAGGTATATGGTTAGTGACAGGTTGTAGAATTCTCTTAACTAGATTTTGGGCAACAGCTTCTGCTAGTGTTGTTTTGTCTTGTCATCTACCATCTCAGCAAGCTTTACCTGAAGTTTTACCACCTGAGATAAATATAGAAAAAGAATTTTGTATATGGATGGGGTATATAGATTGTGCTAGACCAGTTACTCCAGCAGATTTAGATAATGGTAATCTGATTAGAGTATACGTGGGGGTAATAGAAAATTTAAAATCTACAGCTTCTGCTTCTGGCGGGTATACAATACAATTGCAAGCTAGAGATAGAATGAAGTGGTTTATGGATTCAGAAGTCTATTATAATCCATCCTCTTTAAAGCGTATGAATTATATTTCTAGGTCAGATTTAATATTGGACATAGCAGCTCGGGCGTTAGGTACAACTAGAGAAATAAAAGCAGTATTAGTAGATAAAACAACTCAAAACTCTAATGGTACAAATAGACAGACAAGAAAAGAGAATACAAACATTGAAATTTGTGCGGGTTGTGGTAAAAATGTCATAGCTAATACTGAGTTTATTATAGATATGACTAGCACTACTATAGCTGGAGCGGGCTCTAACCCAGATGATGATGCAATAAATAGTGCTGTAGATACCCCTGCTAATAAGTGGTATACAACTGGTGCTCCTTTAGTAGGGAAAACTAGAACAGAAGTTAAAGAGTTAGAAGATTTACCCGAGTTTAGAATCCACACCACAAGACGAGGATTGACTGTTGGACAGGATAATGGGTCAGAAGTAGGAGAGATTATAAACTTTATCGTTAATGCGGGCAGTCCATTAGATATATTTAAGGTACTATCATTTCAAGAAGTTTACCCTACTGAATTATTTCAACATATAGATGGTAACTTTTATTACGCACCTAGAAGTAATGATATAACTGGATTAGATGACCCTAAAAGATTTTATCGTACTTATTATTATAGAATAGCCCCAGAGTCTACTAATGTAAATCAAAGACTATTAGTTTTAAGAGAAGAAGTATCATCTATTGGACTTAAAACTAACTTTCTAGTAGCAAAGTCAGCTCCTACAGCTGATAGTGAACCTTATAAAGACTTTATGATTCATTTACAAACTAAACCTCACATATTAAAAGATACAGATTATGCGTGTAAGTTTAAACGTATACATGACCCCACTATTAAGAATAGAAGTGAAGCTGCCATAGTAGCTACTTCAGCTGCTCGTATTTATGGTAGAGAAGTGCGTGTAGCTATGACTAGAACATTAGGCGACCCATCTCTAACTCCAGGAGAAATTATTCAAGTTTTAGGCTCACCTTTATTAGAACAAGGTGGAGCAGCAAGAGCTAAAGATGATTTAGAAAAGTTTAAAGAATTTGATATTAGTTGGAATGAAGCCTTAAAAGTATATGCTAAGTTGCCTACTATAGAAGATGAAGAAGCACAAGAAGATGTGTTAACTAATACAGGTTTAGAATTACCAGATAAATCGTATGCTAAGTTTGCTCCTAAAACTAATATAACTGTTAAAGAGCAAACCGAAGCTTTAAAAGATTTAATGAATTCTTTATTATGTTTTCAGCGTAGTCGAATTGTTCAGAATCAAGATGATGAACTAAATGATGATGATGCAGTAGGCTTTAATGAAGCACCAGCTACTATATTTAGAATAGAGGCTGTAGCCCATAAATTTCAATTAGGTAGTAAAGGTTTTACTACTGAACTACAACTATGTCAACCCTTTTAATACTATGGCAAGAGATATAATAGACCGCTCTAGATTTTTTAATCAACTTAGTAAAGTTCAAAATTCATATCTAAATAGTGTATACGATTATAAGAACACAGTAATAGGATATATCACATCTCCGTTATCTTCCTATAATATTCAGAGAAATAAATATAATGTATACATCCCTGAGCAAGGACAGATACTGCATGATGTAGCCGTAAAGACTAATGCTGCTGACGCTTTAGCCAACGGAGTAGGTAAAAAGGAAAGACCATTTGTTGTTGGTCAAGTAGTAATGGTAGAGTTTATAGGAGCTAATAATGCTAAACCGTATATTACAGGTGGAGCTTGGTTTTCAGGGCAAGTTGAAGATTTAATTGCTAATGATAAAGTACCACAACCAGACTTACCCCCTGAAAATAGAAAGCACTCACCTTATTATCTACCATTCAATGCAGCATCATTTTCTACTAACCATAGATGTGAGTTAGATTCAAAACCTTATTTTGATAGGTCGGTTTCTCCTTTAAACCCGTCTTACTCCCCCGCCGGATTAGAGCAGCCTGGTAGTTTTAATCTTAGTGCATTTAGTGGGTTAGAGTTAAAACACACAGCGGGGGCTCATATAAATTCAAATGCTAACTACTTTGAACAAAATAGAGGTGTTAAGTATTCTCTATCAGAAAAGCCATACTTTGAATCTTTAAAAAATGCACAACGTAGGCTACAGGACTGCTATTCATCTGACACTAGTGTGGTATTTGCAGATGGAAAAGTAGTGCCATTAAGTTCATTTTATATAGCTCAAAATGAAGTAGGTATTGGAGACACTTTTGATTGGATAAATAATAAGATTAATGAGCTATCTACAGATATAGTTTCAGAGTTAGAAGCTTCTCTAGATACTTCTCTAAAAATGATGGAGTGGTTATTCTATGAATACTTAGACTACTTTCAATATTTAATTGAAAGATGGGGGTCATTTGATTTAGATTTTGGTTTTGGTAGAGTAGGGTTAGATTTTAGTTTAACTGGAGATAGTAATATCTGGTTTGACTTTGCTACTGGGTATCCTTTAATTGATGATTATTTGAATGAATTAGTAGTTAGTGAGTTTAGTAAATATCTAACTTTTAATCTTCAAGATATTACTGGATTAGATTTAAGTATGTTTGAAACTAATTATCCTATGCCTCAGCATACTATGTTAACTTCAGCTTTAGCCAGAACAATACAAACAGAAGCAAACTTTATAACTAGGTTAATGCCACCTGGTGTAAATTTAGCTAGAGGTTCTACTAGTTTACGCTCTAGTTTCAGAAGTAGATTGAGTAGTCTAATTAGTGAAGCTCGGTCTAATATAGGAGGCACATATGGTTCTGGGGGTGGTAGTGGTGGTGGTGGGCTAGATATAAATGATTATGTTATTCCACTTAATCCGAATGCTGGACCTATAGGCGGTGGGGGTAGTGGTGGTGGTCTTGAAGATGACCCTTTTGTGATACAAAATTCAGCACCAAATAATTTTTTAATTAATGAGTCAGACTTACAATCATTACCGTTGGTAATAAATAATCCTGTTAACTCGGAAGACCCTAAAGTTAATATGCAGTCTTTCTTATTACGTCAAGGAATTAGAAAAGCTGAAGTGGTAGTTGAAAATTTAATTCTAATAAATAACTCTGTTAACTTATTGTCTATTGTAACTTTACTAATAAACGCAGCTACTCCACTTGAACAGATTTCTTTACTTACTGCTTTAAGAGCAGATGGCTATAGTTTAAATATAGATAGTGTTATTGATAATCCTACACCAACATTACAGGAGATTATAAATTATAATCCAACAGAAGTCATTGAGTATGTCACAGATAACTTTTCTGTTAATATAGTCTCACTAGATGATATTCTCAGTAACCCAAATGTAGCTCTAGCTGGATTTAGTATTAAAACATATGCTCAAGAGTTAAGTAATAATAATATAGAAGCGGCTATAACTGAATTATTAAGAATACAGGGTAATAGACGATATGATAGTAATATCTTAACTAGTTTAGTAAATAGTTTGTTTTAGAAAATATGGTAAATCTAGATTATAAATATGATATTTTATCTCGGGAAAGAAAAACAGATAGCCCTCTGCAAACATTAGCTAACTCTTTACTAACCAAGAAAGCTGCTTCTTTTTCTTATTATTTAAACAAAATACAACTTCAATATTTACAGTCTGGTCAAACTAGTACAGAAAATTTAACTACTATACAGTATCGAGATTTAATGATTTCAGTTTGTATTGGTTTAATTAGTAGATGCTGTCAGACTAGTGATACTGAACGAAAAAACTTGAGTTTATTTACTAAAAGCTGTGTTGGATTAAACCCTGATAGTAATAAACTAGTAGGTGCTGGTAATGTAGGTAGTATTAGTTTTTTCTATTCTAATATTAAAGAGTACAGAAAAGTTACAGCAGTAGATATAGTAGAAAACTCACTGATGAGCTTTTGGTTAAAATTAGGTTTAAATCCATTTGATAGCGCTAATAGTAGACTAAGAGTATATTATACTCAAATTAGTGTACTAGGTACTAACTGGAAAGATGTAGAAGAGATACTATTTAGAGAGTTTAATACTCGTGAATCTAGATATAGAGATTATTTTAAAGCTAACAATGTTAGTCCAGTAGACTGGGAAAATTTAGGAGTTAGGTATGCTACTGGCAACGTACGTCCTGCTGTACTATGTTCTCTGAAAGAAATAATAAAACTAGACATAGACAATTATTTAAAATTAGCAGCTCCTTGTGGACCTACATTAGTTTATCTAGCTTTAGTTGTGGAGTCTTTATTTTATGCAATATTATTTTTAAATTCTCTACCATCTGAATTAACCTTTAATAGCTACAGTACTTTTGTAGATTCAAAAGAATATAGACTTAAATATGAGTTAGCCCAAAGACTAAGCTTAGGATTAGATGCTGCTAGAATGTTAAATGTGTATAATAACTTATTAGAATTTAAAGACTTTGAATTTAGACTAGAGATGGAAATTAGAAATTTACTATATCAGCAAAATAGTATAAAACCAGAAAATAAATATAGACTAAATGTTATAGAGGATATAGTTTAAATGCCACTAGATATAATTAAAGATATAAAGCCGTATACAGATACTGTTGAAAGACAAGAAACTTACTGGGACAGTATAGGTAATTATACAGTAGGCACTGGTCAACGAATTGGTAACAATGAGATACCTGAAGATATAGCAGTAGATGAACTAGAGAATTCTAACATCAATACACCTTTTTTACAGGCAGCACAGAATAGTGCAACTCTAAGTGTAAATCAATCTCTAAGTCTATCAGAAGTAGACTTAAATGATGCAGTAATATCAGAAAAGAGTATAGACGACCCTATAAAAATTAGACCTGGAGAAATTGTATCTATTGGTATATCTTCTTTACTAGGCTTTAATCAAAAAATTGCTAATAATTTAACGACTATATCAGAAAATGTTTTAGGAGGCTCTTTAGAAGAAGAGAGAACAGCTACTTTGGCTACAGTTCAATTAATTACTTCCCTAATATCCTCTATCTTTCCTGGGATTATATCGAGTGTATTTAATATTGGGTTAGATGTATTTGGGGATGCGATATTAGATAATATTGATGACGCTTTGGTAGACAGAGCTATTAGACGTGACTCTAATGAATTGTTGTCAACTAGTGAGTTTGGTCAGAATGCTTTTGTAAGAGTAGCCCCTGAAGATGATATATCATATGGATTATATTCACAAAAAGTTTTAAGTCAAAGGTAAATATAATGCCAATTAATTTGTTTGATAATGCTGACCAGAATACTGGAACTAATTTAGAGAATGAGATTCAAACTATACAACAAGAGGGCATTACTAATACAAATAGTATAAATCCAATTGACCAAGCAGGGTTTGACCGAGTTTTTAGTAATAGTCTTACGGATACCCAACAACTTACTGGGGGTATAGGTGGACTAGATATAAACGATATAACTATACCAATTAATCCTAATGCTGGTCCTATAGGTGGAGGTGGTACAGGTCCTTTACAGCCTATAACTCCTGAATTTACTCCACCCACATTTGATATTAATAATTTAGATAGTTTTAGTATCACTGATATTCGCACTCCAATACCAGGTTCACAGCTATTAGTGCCTGGTCTAACTAATCTATCAACAACAGCAATAGGATCATTACCAGTACCAGGTGCTGATATTATTGCTAATGCAGCTATGCCATTTATCCAAAAAGGCATAGATAGACTTTTATCTACTCCAGTTAAATTAGGTGCTGATAGTATTACAGGTACTTTAGTAAACTCTAATGCTGCTATGTATGACAGTGTATTAGGGGGTACTTTTAGTGGAGTTCGTTATGATGCTTTATTAGGTGGAAGTTTTGGGGAAGTTGGAACTAATATCCCAGGATTATTATCACCAGCAGCATCACCTAGTCAACTACCAGGTTCAGCTTTAGGAGGTAATTTAGGGGGACAAACAGGTCAAGGGATTACAGGAGGGGTTAATCCTGGAATTTCAATGGGAGTTGGCATTGGATTAAGTGTGTTAGGGGGTATCTTAGGGGGAGGTACTCGTAGTTTTATGCTGAATAGTACTGTACAAAGTAGAGTAACTAATTCAATTTCTAGAGCGAGTACCTTTGTTAAAGAAGCAGGTAGAAATTTTACTTTAGCTACGTCTGACTTAGCTGCTGATTATGCTGAAGGTAATGCTATTATTACTGACCATGGTCGTAGACAATTTACTTCTCATGATTTTAGAATTATTACTAGTGCAGCTATGTATGTTGATTCTCCACTAGTCAGCTACTTATCACAGCATATGGTATTTCAAGCTCCTACATTTCAAAATTTAACTGACTTATATCAAGGAACCCATCTAAATTCTTGGGTTCGTATAGAAGATTTAAATCAGGTTATAGCTAAAGTCACTAATAGATATAACTCAGTAGCTTTAAGAGAAACTTCTGCTGAAGCTGAACATGTTGCTGGTAATATGTATATTTATGGAGATACAATAATGACCCAAGCAGGACAACCATCTAAAACAAAAATAACTAAAGATAATAGAACATCATTACAGGATGAGTTTTTAGGAGAGGGGTCTACATATGGAACTTCGATTAATATTGCTTTAGAGAATTATGTGATTTTAGCTAAACAGGGAGTTTTAGCTATGGAGGGTGGTAAATTAGCTGCTATAGACGCTAGATTTGTAATGATAAATTGTGGTGCAGCTAGATTGGCTGCTAGTTTAATGTTTAAACCACAAGCCCAATTAAAAGCTCCAGTAGCATTAGAGAAAAAAGCTAAAGGAGAGCCTACAGGTGTTAAACAGGTAAGTGAGACTACTCCTATTCCACCACAAAGTCCTCCAGCTAATTTTGAAAGTTCTGATTATTCTACTTTAGCTAGTTTAGCTGGGGTATACATAAAAGGGAGAGTATAAAATGACACTATTACGGGATGCTTATATTGATATTTTAAAATCTCGCACATTAGGTGGAGCAACATTACCAACAGGGTATAACTTTAAAACTGTTGAGACTATCCAATTATTGGTTAATGAGTATAGTCCAGAATTACTAGAGTCAATATTTATTACTATTGACCCTACTATTCATCCGTCTAAACTAACTTATGCAGACTTTATCAATGCTGGGGCTGATGATAAGTTAGCTGTTAAACTAGTAGGTTTAGCATACGACATAAAACAAAAAGATAAACTATTTAATTTTTATCCTTCTAATAGCCAAACTTTAAAACAAGTAAGCAATATACCAGAGTCACTAGCATGTACTAATTATGAGGTTAGTAAAAATCTATTATACTTTCCGACATACATAGGACACAAACACAAAGTTGGGGATGTAGTAAATATTCTAGTATACCCAGATATTTTAAAAAAAGGCTTTATCAGTTTTATATCTAAAGAAAGTTTAGTAGTTAAAGCTAAACTCGAAGTTGAAGATAAATCTTTAATTAGTATACAACTAAGAAACCCCGAGTATACATTATTAAACTCATCTCTATTTATTGACGCTCCTAAATTGACTAGCTCGCTATCTGTCTATATTGGTACAAGAAATGATTTATATAACTATAGTTGGGAGTTATCCTATAATGGAGAGCGATCGCTAACAGGAGTTGGTTTAAAAAATAATATACTAGTAAATTTAGACTTTACAAATAAACTATTTAATATAGGTACATATAAACTAAGAGTCTTAGAGTATATTAATAACACTACAATAAGAAATGTAGAGCATGTGTGGAACCCTAAATTTATAGTAGCCGAACTAAAATGTCAACTCTAACTGGTGTAGATATAGAAATATCTAATTTTGATTTGTCAGTGTCTCAATCAGGAGACCTAAAACTTGTTAAAGACCAAGCTCTAATAAATCAAGCTTTATATAATCGTATTATGACTCCCCCTGAAGGGTATAAGCGAATAATATGGGTATATAAAACTAACACTTTAGAAGTATTGGATTCTGAATATGGTAATAAATTATATTATTATCTATCAGGAGATTTAGCACAAAGTGCGATAAGTAATTTATACGAATTACTAAAATTAGAAGATAGAATCAAATTAAAAAATGTTAGCTTAACTAGTGGTAATCGACTAGGAGAGTATAATATTAATATAGAGTACTCTTTACCAGATAATACAGAAACGTATATATCTACAATTCAACATGGACATAGATGAACTACAAAATTTATTCTTTGGGGCACTATTAAAGTATAATAGTCCATTAACTGACTTTAGACAAGGGTCAGCAGTATACACTATTGCCAGAGCTGCTGCGGTTGTCGCTAATACTCAAACAAATTTACTAGATGAGTTTAAAAATAACTCATCATTAGATAGTGCTAAAGGACAATATTTAGATGACTTAGCCAGCTCTTATCTTTTATCAAGAAAAGTTGGGAGCTTTACACAGGGATACGTTTTAGCAAATAACTATGGAGCTAAAAAAACTATTCAAGCTAATACAGTTTTAACTAATCCAGATAATGGTTATCAATATATAGTTACTAGTTCAACTGTGGTTAACAGTATAGTTGAAACTAAAGTACCGATCAAAGCAACTAGTAAAGGTAAGAAGTATAATTTGAAAGCTGGAACTATGTTAGTGTCTACTAAAAATGATGAGGTTTCTTACAGAGTAGGTAGTTATAGAGATTTAAACTCTAATATTGGAGGAGACTTATCTAGTGGAACGGATACAGAAACAGATACTGAATTTAGATATAGATTAAGGAATTTTTTATTATTTAGTAAGTCTACAAATTCTAGAGCCTTAAGCCAAGAGTTATATAAATTTGATTATATTAAGTGGATTGGATTTCAAGTTCCTATACCTGGATTTTTAACAGTATGGGTTGAAGCTGACATACCTCTACAAAATGCACATATTGAAATTTTATCTAAAGTAGTTGAAGAACATCGAGCAGCAGGGATATTGACTACAGTTGTACAAGCTAGTATAAAAAAAGTTGATTTTACTATAAAAGCAGAGAATACCACTGCTCAAATAATCAGTACTCTACTCTCTGATTATTTAAATACACTAGAAGTCGAAGCCCCTTTGTCTATAGCATCTTTAGAGGCCTATATTAAAAATAATACAGAAGCGGTATACTTAAAAATAATAGAACCATCAGAGAATATATTCCCTGATTATGGAGAGATTATAAGAGCAGATAATATAACTGTAGCACTAAATGTATAGTTTATTTTTTACACAACTAATTCAGGATATAACATATATAGATGAGTGGCTACGTCCTCTTCTAACATCTACAGTTTTCTCACATCCTGTAGATACTCCTAATGCAATATATATACAATTCTCTCCAACTTTATTAAACTTCTCGTACAAATACTATAACAATTTAGATTATACATATTTACCAGATTATGAAGATAATGATTTATACTTTAGAACAACTAAAGATAACTCTGCTAGTGAGTCTGACCCTCTAGAAATTCGTACTATAACTAAAGAAGATGGGTTTCTTTTAAACACCATTATTGATGAGTATTTTACTATAGACTACGATACTAGCTGTATCATAGAATTAAAAGTTAATAGTGGCGTTTATTACTATAATAGTAGTACTTCTCACAATATAGTTGAAAATTACAAACTAGATAGCAATATAGTAGTAAACCAATTCAATGCTAGTATACGAATCCCTTTAGAGATTGGCTCATGCACTAGAACATTTTACTATGACAATAGTGAAACACTTCATACAGAAGAAGATAAGGAGATAAGTTTACAGAAGTTTTTCTTACCTAAACCCAAGGAGTTAACAGTTTGGGAACCACTTAGTATTGACCCTACTAGATTTTTAGATGATAGCCCACTAGCAACTACAGTGTATACTGACAGTGTAGTCCATCAAGACTATTACAATCCTGAGAACTATGTTGCAGTAGTAAACTACATTCCACAGGGGGTTGTATACATGACATATAAAAATGATAAGAGTACTGTATTAGACAAGATAATAAGTCAATCATATTTACCTTTACCAAATCGCGGTTACTTACCATGTAGCAACATTGGGATAAATATGTCAAATACTAAACTCATTGAAGTAGCATGGGGGATTTTAGGCTTAATAGCTACTAATCAAGATGAGCTATTATACTCATGTTTAACCGAGTTAGTTTATTTCAATAATATTAGTACTGCTACTTATGGGTTGCCTAGTTTATTACCTAGAGAGCCAGAGTTATCGATAAACTGTTTACTTGATGGGGAACGAAGCGTTTATGATAATGCTTGGTTAGGGTTAGCAGTACTGAGAGCATGTGAGTATTTCTGTAATAGGAAAATACCAAATAATATAAATCCACCAGAAGGTGTAGAAGATTTAATAAATTCTATAGCTAATTTACTACTCTTTACAACAAATATAGATTTAGGTTTAAGCGTTACTACTGTTCTTGATTCAGGGTTTACAACAAACACATATAGTTATAGCTGCTCAGTTATGACTTATTTCTTTTTCTCAGACTACATATGTGTTAGATATAGCGAACGGATACATCTACTATTAGCTGCATTAGAGACAACTTTAAATGCTAATAAGGTTATTCGACCATCAGAAAATAATATAACCTATGTATGCTCAATGTTAATGTATACTATGCATAAGCAGACATCTACACTATTTTGGCAAACTCAATTAGCTAAAGCATATAATGTTAATTTATTAGAATACGAGATAGCTTTATCTAGTTATGTTTACTCACTAGTAGAAAATCCTATTGCAGATTTGAGTAGTAAAGAATGGGATATACAAGATAAGTGTTCTGTGATAGGAGATGGATTATATACCATTGATGGCTCACCTAGTTTGTTAGTAACTACCTCTTATTTATTATCTTTAGACGGGTACAATTTACCTAATTTAGTTTCTAAATTTTATACTTACTCTAGAGAGAGTATACACTTTAGAGATATGGAGCTAGCTAGACTGCAAAAACTAGCACCAATATTTTTAGACAATGATAAAAATGAAGAATCGGTTATTGATAGTATCTGGAGAGGGATTGTTGAGTATACTTACTCTTGGTATTTGAGTTATGCTTTATTAAAAAATTCACTAGCTTTAAGTAAAGCACAAGGAAAATACTTAGATAACTGGGGCTCTTCAAAAGGATTAAGTAGAAAGTTCCTCCAAAATGATAAAGTATATAAAATTTTACTAGAAAGTAGAGTAGGTCTATATAGTAATCAATTCTCTAAATTAATAAAATATCTAAATGCTGTGTATACAGACTATGAGATTTATGAAAATTATCCTAATCTTTTTACTGACTTATCTTTAAATATTAATACTTTTGAAGATTTAGCACAATATCTATTAGCTAGTCCTAACTTAGGGGTGTACACTCGAACTCTATCTGGAGTAGAGTTTATTGATGTTAATTCAATAGGAGGTATAATTGAATTATATCTATTTTCACATAACCCTCAATTAGTTAAAGATATTACTGATATACTAGCTGTAGGAGTAAAGTTTAAAACGGTGTATATATTTAATGTAGTCACATACAATAACAATATTATTACTTATGTCTAGTGTTAATACAGTCTTATCATCTATAAAAAAACTACTTGCAGAGTCAGCTACAAGTACATATTGGTTTATTTTAGCAAAACCAACAGCGTGGGCTAATGAAGAATTTCCGCCTATCCCCTCTGCTAATTTTTTATACTTACCAGAAGCTACTCACTTTGTATATTCTCATTTAAATAAATTAGTTTACCCTAATCTAAATGGGGAGGTGTATACAAAGAAAGGAAAATTTAGTTATATTGATAACTCAACTAAGCCTTCAATTCTAACAAAGTTAGGAGCGGTATATTTATTAAATAAAGCTACCTTACGTAATTATAATTTTCCCTCAGAATTTTCTTATAGGTCATTAGGATTAGCGACTAATGTTAAATTTAAGAGTTCAGTAGAATCTATTGACCTAACAGAAGGTACAATTATTGAAGCATCTAATGTGTTGAGTTATGACTTAGAGTGGGTAGCTTGTTTTAAAAAAATTGAACCTCAAATATACCAAGAACATAGTCTTGAGATTATGAGGAGGTTTTAAATATGCCTACTGATATAGTCCAAACATTATCTAATCCTGGAGAGGATAATCAGCTCATTATAACCGCAGCTTTTGAGAAAGATGAGAATACAACATTAGGTGATTTATTAGGTTTAGCAATTGATTCTAACTTAGCCGATGTTAGAGTTGGTGATGTAATAAATTCTCAATCTCAAACTAATGTTGCTTCTCAGAAAGAGGAGGATACAGATAACTCCAATTCTTTTATAGACAATGTTGGGTCTTTTACTGGAGAGTTTGCAAACTCAGAATATGATATTACTACTTTATGGAATGACCCTAATTCATTTTATAATACTGCTAATAAAGATTTAATAACAGTTGACTCTAACACAAACGGAAGTAATCTTTCTTCAGAGGATAATTTAAATAACTCTCCAGTAGATAAATTTTATGTTGAGTGGAATAATGCTGATTCAGTGAGTCATAGATTCTATTTCTCGTTATTACCTAGTATGCAGAGTAATTTATCTTCTGCTGGTCAAACTCCTGAAGTTAAGCCAGGTATTCTACAACGAACATCAGTAGATATTAAACCTTTTACAGTACCAGGTGCTCCTCCTATTTATCAGGTACTAGGTGTTCAAAGTACTTTATTGCAAGTTGTTGGTTTATTTATAGGGTCAGAGCAATTAATTAAAGCAGCTACTTCAGGGGTAGGAAAAGACCTTAATCCAGTTATAGGGACAGCTGCATTAGGTGCTGATTTACAGGCTTACAGTAATAGTATGCCACTTGATGCTTATTCTAAAGCTCTGTTTTTTGAAAGAGAAATAGTTCAGCTGGCTAAGCAAATTAGGTTTGTTGTATACTCTTCTCCAGGTACAATCGATAATGCTATAACTATTAAATACAATTGTCTTATACAGTCTTTTAGATATTTTATTACTAGGTCTGATAGAGTCTACTATGCACTAGAGTTACTAGTGTTAGACTCTAAACATCATACTAATGCAGATGTTAGTGCGTTAATAGAAGAAGAAAGTATACTCCCGGGTAGGACAGTCAATCAAGCTTCTCTTCAGCCAGTAGAAATTGTAGGACTACCAGAAGTTAAATTACCAGCCTATAGTGAAGCGGGTAATAGAAATTGGTTAGATAAATATGGATTATCTATTTATGGTTTAAGAGCAGGGTTTATATCTGATTTAACTGTATCCCCTTTTCCTTGGGACAATTAAATAATAACAACTAATGGAGATATGATAGAGTGACTAATCCTAAAATATTAAAAAGTTTAAATAGTTTACTGGTAAATACATTTGGCTCTTTAGAAAATGTATTAGAGTATATTAATTTAGAAACCTTAAATTTTATACTGAGCTTTCCTGGTCCTGTTCATATTTTAAGTCCTTGGAGTTTAGGGTTACATCTAGAATCTTATGGTCTATCAGAAAGTGGTCAGTATACTATTTTAAATAAAGATTATTCATTTGACTATACTGCTAAAGTTGTTAACTATAAGTTTGGTACAGACAAAAAAGATTTAGCAAAGGTTGTTAAAACCTCCCATGCTGATTACTTTTTTTTAGTAGCGGACTCACTACCTGAGCAGACTTTACATTTAATATGGGTATGTAAAACAGCTCCGGTAAGAACAACTAACCTGTTTGTTAAAGGTTGGGCTGCATATATAGAGACTTTAAAGAGTCGCTATAACAGTATGCAGATTTTAATTAATGTTAGAGATATAGGAGAATATTCTAAATTATTCATTCACTATCTTCCTGGACAGTGGTATGAGACTGTGTCCTATAAAGATATTGTAGATAACCCATCTACTAAAATATTAGAATATGATAATACTGAAACAGTAATAACCTTATTCCCTACTACTAGTACTTGGTTTGTTATTAATACACTAGAAGACCCAAATATACCTCTAAAATTATCTGCTATTACAGGCTCAGAAGCACAACGAATAACACAAGCTAATGGAACTATATTCGTAGATGCGGGTTATCGTCCAATTAGTACAGCCTTACGCACCACAACTGATTTAGATATTAGACCAATATCTAGCTATAGTAGTAATATGTCAGTTTCTAAACTAAATGTTATATGCAATTTATCTACTTTTTTTAGTAGAGGAGGAGGAGGTCCGGCTAATAAACATTACGTATACGCTTATACTAATGTAAACATAAATTATTTAATTAAAACTCCAACTATACTATATAGAGCAGTTTTAGCTGATGAAGTAGTAGAGCAAACAACTATCTCTTTAATTACTAATATTATTGACTCAACATATCTTAATAATAGTTTAAGTATTACAGTTCCTGAAACAACTATTAATATACAAACTGTTAATAAAGTTAGACTATATAATTACATAACATTGAATTGTTTATTAAACGAGACAACTAGTAGTTTATCATTGTTAAGTAGAGGAGCTCCTAATGGAGCTGTTAAAGTGTATACTAGTTTAAATAGTGTTGTACCTGAGACTAATTTAAGCTTAGTGACAATCACAAAGGTAGTATAATAAAATTATAATTTGGAATTTAAGATGGTAAAAAAGACTAGTACATTTAAATTGGATATACATAAATATTTGTATGGAGATACTGGCAGTACAACGCTACTAGGTAAAAGACCATACAAGTGGGGAATGACAATTCACGAAAATGCTAATAATCCTAACACTTCTAGCGTTGATACCACATGGTGGACAAGTACAGCAAAAAGAAAAAGTGCTATAACCATTTTTGATTGGACAGCTGTTAGCAATAACTTTACATCAGGGGTGCAAAATACAGATGAGATTAGTTTTGATTATGTGCCTACTGGAGAAACTTGGAATATATCACATTATATAATTTGGTGTATGATAGATAACTCAGGTACAGATTTACTATACCCGCTTCTTACAGGAAGTTTTGCTAGTTTAATTGTTTTAAATGAGTTGCAAATTTTGAGTATACAGTCGGGAAACCTTGTAATTAGTGAGCAGTGAAGTGAGTGTATGTAGGTCTGTGGCTACAATCTTAGCTCTTGTTGGTTATTATATAATGCTAAACGATAATCTTATTATTGGGTTAGCTCTAAAACTAACTGCTAGTATACTGTTTACTTGTATCTTCACCAAACATAGAATGTATGACTTACTAATATTAACCGCAGTGTATACAGCTATAGACTTAAATAAATTATTTGAATTATTACTATGAGTAGATCTGGAGTTACACCTATTGCTTATATAGGTGACACAACAACTGGTGCAGGCTCTGACCAGGTTAGAGCTGTATACCTTAAATATAATGACCATGACCATCAACGAGTTTCTAATGGTAATTGGTTATCTTTTGGTATACACCCTTTGGCTAAAGTTGTATGCTTAAATGATTGTCTTGAAACTCTTTTAGTCAGTAACACTAAAGTTAGTGCCATATCAGAAAATGATATTTTATTATCATATCCTGCTTTAGTAACAAAAACTAACATTACTATAAAATTTATTAATCCTGATAATTCTGAGGTTTATGTCCAAAAGTGTAATGTAACAGCCAATAGTGTTGTAGTTAGAACAACTAGTTGTCATGGATTAATAACCCCTGAGCAGGTTAACTCTTCTTTTAAGACTACCTTTTCAGGAATCTTTAACCCCACAGTCACAGGTAATTATCCTATAATTATTAACCCACATAGTAATTTGAATATAACTGATGTTATTTTATACTGTCCTGTTGGTTCGTGTACAATTCAACCTAACATCTTAAATAACCAATTTAATGTGGTTTATCGTAAGAACACCTATGCTGTAAATAATAATCTCCAACAAATTATTCATTCATATAATACCCAAACTGATAATTTTTTATTAAAAACTAATCAGATTTTAAACTTGGCTGTATCAGTATTAGCTACAAATACTTGTGTATCCTATACAATAAAAGGTGTATACGTAACACCATTAACAAGTATAGCCTAATGTCAGTCAAGGACGATTTTCAAAATTTACTATTAAATTTTGCGGATGATTTAGAGTCTTCTTTACAAGAACAAACAGATGATGAGATTTGCAACATCATTACGTTTATTGATAAGGAAATAGACTTAGGGATAAAATTAACACAACAACAGCGATTAGTTTTAAAGCTAACTTATGGATTAGAATTGGATACTAATGATATAAGTATATTAGAATATTGGCATATATCAGATAAAATAAACGTTTGTCCTAAAAGTTTAGATACACTGACAGAGCCAGTGATGATTGCTATTGAAGCAGGTCGTCGTTCTGGTAAGACTACTTTAGCTAGTATAATTTGTGCTTATGAATTTTATCGTTTATGTAAACTAAAAAATCCTCAAGAATATTATAATATCTCAAATTCAACTCCAATAAGTATTTTAATTGTAGCAACAACAGCACAACAAGCTAAGTCTACAGTGTTTAAGAGTATTGTAGGTATCTTAAAAAACTGTAAGTACTTTGCATATTTAGAATCTAAAAATCTATTATTTATAGGGAAAAAAGAAATAGTTTATGATGAAAAGCAAATAAACATAATTTCAGGTAACTCAAAGTCAGGAGGACAAGTAGGATTAACTATAAAATGTTTAGTTATGGATGAGGTGGCCCGATTTAAATCAGCCGATGGTTTGAATAATGCTTTAGTGTTATGGTCTAACTTAGGTATCGCCTGCGCTCCATTTAAAAATGACCATAAAAGAATAGCTATCTCATCTGCTTGGGAAGAAGAGGATGCTATTTATCAACTTGTTAATAGATTAAAACTCGATAAAAATGCGTTAACTTTAACGTGTAAAAGTTGGGATTTAAATCCTGTACATGCAAGTAGAGATAATCTGCTAGTGGCTAGCGAATATATATCTGACCCAATAGCAGCAGCTTGTGAGTTTGAAGGTATTCGACCAACTACTCACAATGCTTTTCTATCAGCTATTGAAGTAGATAGAGCTGTTAGAGGAGAAAGTTGTATACAATCTACATCTTATATTGAGAATGATTTAGCATGCATTTCAATAGACGATATAACCTATGGGCAGCCTAATGAGTTAAATTGTTTACACTTAGACCCAGCTATTAAAAAGGATGGTTACGCTTTAGCCTTTGGACATGCTGAAAGTGTATCTGGTAAACAAATGATTGTCATAGATGGAATGTTAGTATGGCAGCCGTCTATTAACTCAGAAGTATCATTCTCTGATGTATCCGATGCAATTACTAAAATACATAAGTATAGAAATCTAACTAAAGTAACTGCTGACCACTATAACTCTACTGAAACTATTCAAAGATTACGACGCTCAGGTATAAACTCAGCAGTTGTTCATTTTAGTAATCAACATCAACTAAAAATTTATGATTATCTACGTAGATTACTTCATGAGGATAGATTGATTTTACCTAAAAACTCACCTTGGACTCCATTAATTATTAGAGAATTAAAATCTGTACAGCTAATTAACCACACTAAAATTGACCACCCTGTTAATTCTTCAAAAGATTTAGCTGACTGTGTAGCTAGTGTTGCTTTCTCATTATCTAATTATATAAATATAAACTGTAGTAATAGATTTAGAGTTGAGCCTAGTGTTAGTGGAGCTAGTATACCAACTAATACTTATTCCCCTATTGAATATAAGCATACAAGTAAGAAACGAGTTTTATCATCTATACGAAATTATAGAAAAGCTTGGATACGAAACGAGCTAAATTAAGGTTTACAATAAGGATATGTGTCAATTATAAAGAAAGATGTATACCAATTTAAAATTAAAATTTACACCAGCTATTATTGTAGAAGGTCAAGACCAACCTGTAGAATCTAAATATCTAGTTGTTCATATAAGAGATACTAACAGTTCTATTATTCCGTATAGTTTTCCTACAAAAGTGAAAGTTATTATCCCTAGTACCGGATTAGTAAAATTAAAATTATTACCTTCTTCAGGTGACCCTAAATTACGGTATACAGTTGAATATTATACTGGAAAGAGTAAAGTATCTTTATTAACCCAACAGTGGATTATTCCTAAACCTATTGAAAATTATACATTTAGTACTAGTGAAGAGGTATGTAACTTACCAAAGAATACCTATGATGTAGTTTCTGTTTTACCAGAAAATTCAGAGTATACAATTAAAACAGTGAATGACCAAGAAGTTATAACTTTCATAGATGGTATACTAAATCATACTATAACTGTTAGTCTCTCGTATACACTAATTGATATCTTAGAAAATTAATATGACATACAATACAGATTTAAGTGAATTTAAACAATATAGAGGGAGTGTTGGTGCTCCTGTTGAAACAGATTTAGCTGTTTTGCTACACAAAATCTCCACTTTATTAAATACCAGCCCAATAGGTGACCCTGCTTCAGAGACTACTTTACAGTCTTTATTAGATGAGATTATAGCTCTTCAGGTTATACAACAAAATAGTACAACCCAAAATACTGCTGATATAGATGCTGTAAATTCAACTATAGAGTCTTTAAAAACCTATTTAAGTACAATACAGTTAAATACAGCTAATATATCTGCTTTAGTTGGATTAGGAGCTAATACTAAAGAAGCTACTCAGTTATCACACACAACTTTATTAACAACAATTAGTGGGCTAATTACAACTTTAAATGGTTTAGTAGAAGATGTGCGTGACAACACTACCTCTCTTAATGACTCAATTACAGTTGTTTCTGAGGGTCAAGCTACTGAAGCCAAACAAGATACTATTATCACACGCATAAATTCTATTAATCCTTTAATTGATACACTAGAAAGTACTTTAAATAGTATTAAAGTAGACACTTCTGATATAGGTGATTTAACAGATAGTTTAAATGATGCTGTTACATTAATCTCTGGAAAAATTGATAATCTAAATACTAGTGTAGGGTCTGGGCTATCAGCTCAATTAACTACAATTAGTAATAGGTTAACTGGTCCAGCTATTAACTCTAAAGTTGATTTAAATGACGCTGACCCTATTACTAATACTTTTTTAGATAATATTCAAGATATACAAATAGAGATACAAAAGCTAGATAATATTATCTGTTTACTCCAAGCTATTAAAGATTGTACTTGCTCAAGAGTTGCTTATGTGCCCTGTGGTGATGACGATACTGTACCTGGCGGTGGCGGTGGTGGAACTATAGATATTACTCCTATTGTGACTGTACTAAATACTATTAGTACCACCGACACCACAATTAAAAATACTGTACAAAGTGTTTTAACCGAGTTGCAAACAGGTGGGACTATTAGTACAACGGCTATAGAAACTTCTTTAGAAACACTTATTACTAAAGTTACTGATATACTTACTCAGCTTCAAGACTGCTGTGTAGGTGGTGGAACAACTGATGTAACTGGAATAGAGATTCGACTAGATACAATATCAGCTACAGTAGAAGATATACTAGCTTATATAGCTCCTGCTCAAGACCAATATGGTGGAATAGTAGGAATTTTACCCACGTATATAGCTTATGAGAATACAGGTGAAACTACTATGAATGTTTCTTCTCCTTCAGGTGCTAGGTGGGTGTATATAGCAATCACTGAAGGAACAGCTACTATTATGGGTGTTTCTGGTTCAGCTGGAAAGGTAGTTGAGTTCCCATGTTGTTTTGGTGTAGCTTACAACTCAATACCAGTTGTTGTAGGTGCTAACTCTACTGTTGAAATTAGGTCCATCCCTTGGTCTACATAAAATTCTGTGTTTAATGAATACTATTTCTTTTGTTGTTAATGTGTATAGACAATATAGTCAGTTAGACATGTGCCTAGCTGACTTTAGAAAAGCTTATCCAAATAACCAAGCGTTATTAATTGTGGATGGTTGCACTATTGATTATCATGCGATCGCCAAGAGATACAATTTAAAACTTTTAGTATACAGTAGATGTAAAATAACTGAATTTGGTGGGTTATGGACACACCGTTATTTAGATTCAGCTTTAAAGTTATTTAAACCTACTGACTGGCTAATGAGATTTGACCCAGATACAGTATTTAATAGACCTCTATCTATTTATCCTGATGAGTATAATTTAGCCTCATCTGTTCCTAAAACACTATTTAAAAGTCAAGAAAAATGTAAGTTATATGGAGGGGTTACTTTATTTAGATGGAGTTTTGCTGAAAAGTTAGTAGCAAACAATTTATTCTTAAAACAAAAATATATAAATAACCCTAAGTATACAATGAATTGGAACGGTGAGATGGTTACTTTCCAGGATAGAATTTTTACTGATATACTAAACAACCTTAATGAAAGTGTATACGACCATAGTGAAATATCAGCTTTATATCAGGCAACACCAACAGATATAAATACCCCGGCAATCTACCACCCGAGAAAAGCATAACGTGCTATGCTGGTATTAGTGTTAGTTAGTTAAGTATCTATGTACTAATGGCAGAAAATTTAGACAGCTTATTTACTTGGGAGAATGACCAGGAGCATGAACAACATGAGTTTTTGCTTCAAGAGTATCTACAATATTATGCAAATAATAAATCTGAAGAGAGTTCTTCAGATGTATTTAATATTGAGGATATAGACCCCAAAAAGATTTCGTCTAAAATACCTGTACATCAAAGTCCTTTAAAATTTAATATATCGAATTCTGCACATAGTACGGTTGAAGAAGAAAAAGCTGATGCTGATGTTGGGGATATAAATGATAGTCTAAACAAGCAAAAGTCTAGAAATACTTCAGATAAAAATCAAGTACAACAAAAGCCATTAAAGGTTGCTGTATCAACTTTTGCACCTAGTACAGTAGAAGAAGTTGAAGCGTATATCCCAGACAATAGTCTAAATAGACTAGATTCTGGAAAAATCTTAGCTGAGAATAAAAGAAGAGTACAGCATAAGTTATTAGAACATAACACACAATCTTTTGCAGTTACTGCAGTAGACCAAGAATTTGGTATTAATAACACCAACAGACAGTTAGACAGTACATTAAGACGTATACAGATACAGTTAGACATTGCAGAAAAAAATAAAGATGAAAAGGGTGCTGAAGAGTATAATAAACAGTTAGCTAGTATACAGCCTTTTAAAGTTAGAACTTTTAAACCATTTACAAAATATGAGACAACTCCTCAAACTAGCTACAAACAATTTTCTCGTGCAATAGAAGAAGCCTCTATGCGTACAATAGGGGAAACTATTAAAGGTATAGTTAGCCCTATTACGAATATTGTTGATAACACAAAGAATAGATTTTCAGAAACTAGATTAGAACTAGTTAATCCTGATAATTTAGGGACTAGTTTAGAAAAATTTATTCAAGAAGCAGAGGATAAAACTGTTAGCATAATTTCATACAATACTGACCCGCTAGAAATAAATACTCCTGTTACTAGAAATATAGGAAAAATAAAAACAGCTAATATTGATGTTGGGGATATGCATGGTAAAGATAGTTATGTTAGCCAGTTAACTAGAGCAGTATCAGTATTAGAAAATGCTAATAGATTAGGTATACACACTACTACTTACTCTGACCCTGAAATTTCTTATATTAACCACGTTAAGTTATATGGCCGTGTTATAGATGGAGAGAAAAGTTTTTTTATAACAACAGGGAATATTGGAGATATTGATAGAGCTAATGTAGCTAAAACTAAAGCAGAAAGAATTAAACAAGTTAAAAGATTAAATGCTAAAGCTGTTGAAGACCATGCTAAGTCTGGTTGGGATATACCATTTCAAGAACCTAGAGATACAATAGCTTTAGATTATGGGTATACAGTTACAAACCCTAGGTTAGTATCAGACTTAGAACGATTTTCTACACAGATTAAAGAAAATAAAGTAGTTGAAAGTGAGGGGTCAGCTTTAAATAAAATTGATAGCGAAGCTTTAGTAAATGAATTATTACTTAATGCAACTGAAAAGGATGATGTCAAAATATATTTACCCTTTGGTTCAGTTGACCCTAGAATTTTAGTATCACTAGCAGAGGCTAGACAAAGAGGAGCTAAGGTTACAGTATTAGTAGATAAAACTAATCGTAACACATCTGATATGGATAGATTGCAAGCTTCAGGTGTTAAAGTTGTATCTCAAGATGAAGATGACCCTACCTTTTTACATGCTAAAGGATTTTCAATTACAGGTAGTAAAAGTATAGCTTTAGTTGGGGCTAATAACTTTACTAGAGAATCTTTTACTAACAGAGTTCAAGAATTAATGTTGAGACTAGATGGAGCAGAAGCTGACCAGGTAGTTGCTCAAACTGACTCTTTAATTTCAGATTATGGTTTTAACGAAGTTAAGAATAAAAATAAGAACGCCAGGAAAGTATCTCATACAGAAATGATTATGAATCGTAAAGGTACATTAGAATTATATCGAGTGCCTATACGTGATAGTGTAGACCCATCTATACAGACTGATACTATGGGGTATTATCCACTATCTATGCCAGATGAGTTCTTTCAGCAATACGCATATAATGAACAAACTCCTTTAGTTAGTACTTTTAGTAATCTATATCTAGCTAGAACGGATAAAGCAAAAACTCCTGAAGCTATAAAAAAATTAGATAGGGAAATATCTAAACCTAATTTAGGTCAGCGTATAAATCGTCTATTTAACGCTGAAGTATATCACGATGATTATAATGTTATTGGTAGTGCATTAAAGACTACAGGTAGAATTATAGATACTGTTTTTGGGCATTATGAGTATAAAGAATTTAAAGCCGAACAGTCTAGAGGTGGTATTGGCTCAATTAAAAAGTTATTTAATATAGTTGAGAACGAACCTAAAAAAATAGATGAGGGGTTTTTTGAGAGTCTACTAAGTACAGTTTACGATAGTACATCTAGTATATCTTTAGCTATTGGTACATATATTGGTATTTCATTACCTTTCCAACACTTTAAAGGAAAGTTAGAAACTGAAGCATTATCTAAATTGTTAGAACATAATAATGGTAGATCTGGATACAGTCGAATTATAGACAGTACAAGAAACTTTGTATTTGGTTCTACTTATGGAAGATTAATAAATGTAGCAACAAAATATGCAGATACTCCTGGGGCAGTAGCTGCTAATATATCTAACTTTACAGCTATGATGAATAAAACCCCAGATGAGATTAAATTTCTTTCAAAAGCAAATAATTATTCAGAAGCTATAATAAATGATTTATTAGGTTTAAGACAGTCATTTGAAGTTACTGGAGCTAAAGATAAAGTTGTAGCAGCGGGGAGTAGTGGAAAAATAGAATTAGGTGATGAACTAAGTTTATTCTCTATTCAGAAACATATACGAACTTTTGATGAGAGTAGGTTTGACACAGTATTAAAGCCTTTACTGGAATCAATAAATCCGTATACAAATGATAAATATTTGAGTTCTGTATACAAAGCCTCAATTGATGAGATTTCTTTAACAGTTAAAGAGATGCCTTATCTACAGTTTAAAAATTCAGCTGGCGGACTAAGTTTAAATAAAGTTCAATTTGGAGCGGTAGGATATCAAAGGGTAGCTTCTATTGCAAAGACTTTAGATAGAGTAGGTCTATTATTACCTTTAAATATGGCGTACTGGATGCCAGGATTTAAAGAAGCTTTAAAATTACCTGACTTTGACCCAAGAAAGAATATCGTCTGGGGGGATGTATTCTCATTAGAAGAATCAGTAAACTGGGTTAGTGATACTGTAAACTCTATATACTCTACTTTTGTACCTAAATGGAAAAGCTCGGCTAAAAGTAGAGTTGGACAATTTATAGATACAGTTAAGAGTATACCTTCTCAAATAAAAGATAGTTTAAAACAAGTTAGAAAAACTTGGCAGGCCGATGCTGATTACCAACGAGCGTATAACACATTAAAAGCTAAAGTGGGAGAATCTAACTGGGGAGCATTTGCAGATAAGATGTCTTTCCCTCCCTATGCTCAAACAGAAGCTGGTTATATCAGTGCATTAGACAATGAGTCTAGAAGAATTATTGATGCTGATAAGTCATTAAAATCTATAGTAGACTCTACTGAATTTGCAGAGTTTATAAGAGCTAATGATAATCTACAGAACACTTTTAGAGATTATGCATCTAGTAGAGGCTATTCTACACATACAGAAAAAGTTTCTCCATTTGATAAAAATACAAAAGCATCAAATGCTATATTAAAAGCTCCACATCTAATCAAAAATCCAAATTCTGATATATACAAACAGATAGCTAGAACAAAGACTATAGCTAAAGGTGTTGGCTTAGCTTTAATGGTTGATGCTGCACTAGGTTGGACTACACTGCAAAGTGGTGTAGATATCTTCACTCAATTACGAGCACGCATGGAGATGGATGACACTAGTGGTGACCCAATTGCTAAATTTAAATTTCAAGGTGAGCCAGGAACAGTTTTAGCTTTAGGAACTGGTTTAGTAGCTGGGGTAAGTGCAGGGGTATTATTTCCTAGAATAGAAGATATAGGTACTTTAGAAAAACCTAGAGTATCTTTAGACCCACTAGATGTACATAAAATTAGATATGAGTTTTTAGAAAATAAAGTTAGCTCTGTTGATGCTTTTGAGGCAGATAGTAGAGTGTTAACTAATCTAAAAGAGTACAATAAGAATCTATCTAGGTATACTCAACCTGTACATCAGAAGCTTAAATTTAATACTAACCTAGCTATTGGGGTAGGGTTGTTAGGAGTATTAGCAGCAAAGCAAGGGGCAAAGATGTTTGCTTCTATGCTAAATAAATTTTATGGGAATGACCCTAGAGAAGATATAGAGTATGAAGAGACAGGTGCTTTATTGTCCTCTATTTTAGAAAGAAATGTTTCGGAGAATCTACCTTATGCTAGAACAAAAGGAGATATAGCCCATTTAACTATGGCTAAGTTAATGGCTGAGAATTCACTACGTACTCAGAAGATAGGCGATCGCATTTATAATGTAGCTACTCAAGCCACTTTACCATTCTTCCAAATAGCTGCTCTAGCTAGAGTTGAGCATACAGAAAATACTAATACTAGAAAAATAACCTTTGGTATTGCATTTCAGTTATCTCCTGTACTAGGTTTAGGTATGAGCCCAACGTTACCTTTCTCTGTTAGATTAACTGACCGTAAACCTACACATGAAGAAAAGACTGAACAAAATAAATATATTGCCGACCAATTATCTGCACGAGATACATTTCAGGTTTTAGCTAATGTGTCGAGTAGTTTATTTACAGGGGGGAGTAGTTTAGCTTATGAGCAAGACTCGTCTTTTGAGAGTGGTTTAAATGATATAGGTATGGTAGCATTATTAGGTTTTGCTACTAAGCCTCTTTTAAAATTAGATATTGCTAAAAAAATAATTAGTAGAGAAAGCAGTGGTATTGCTAGAGTAGTAAATAGTATACCATTTAAAGCAACTAAGTATATCTTAAAAGATACCGTAGCTAACTTAATGACAGTACCAGCACACTATGCTTATGGTTCTGCTAAAGCATTAAGAGCTACATTCGGAAATAAAGCGATCGCTCTACCAGTAGCGGCAGCACTATATTCTGCTATAAGTTCGTCTATTGATTTAATACCTTCAGATACAGATAATGATGTATACAATAAAGCAGTTGATGTAGCAAAATTAGGATTAAAAGTAAGTTCAGCAGTTGGATTAGCGTATGCAGGTTATGCAGCTAAAGATTTAAAACCACAACAGTTAACTAAAATAACTAGAGCTACTAGAAAAGCAGCACCATATTATTTAGCATTAGCCTTTGGTAGAATGATATCTGAACCTGGTTCAGGATATAATGACCATGAGTTAACTACAGGTGTTGAACAGTTTCAAGCTACATTAGGGATTGGTTTAGGTTTAGGTTATGCATTGGATAGCTCAGGTGCATTTGCATCTAAGTATGAATTACAACAAATTTTATATAATGAGCAGAGACATATAGCTAGGGATATACCAGCTGTTGATAAAGTAAAATTTACTAGAAGAGCATTTGCTTATGATTTAGTAAAAGATAATGGATTAAAAACATTAGACACTACAGTAGCAGAGAAGAATATACAACAGCTAATTAGTGAAGATGTATACAGAATAAAAGAAGGGGCGACACCTGTTAAAAGAACAATAAATCCTCTGTATACAAATATGGCTAAAGAAATAGCTGCACCTAAAATAGTTGAGGACGCTATTATTAGTCACCCAACTATTAGAAGACCAGCTAACCTAGAATTTGTTTCTATGAGAGGTAGAGTAAAAGCAGCAGCTACAGCTTATGTTCTAACAACTGTAGTTGCAAGTGCTATTACTAATCTCTTGCCAGAGAATGTTTCTAGGGCATTTGAGAGTCTACCTATTATTGGACCCACTCTAAAAGTTCTAGGTGGTGGAGAAAATACTATAGAAAGACAGTGGGGATTAGAACCTAGAGAAAAACATGGTAGAGCTAAGAAGTTTTTCGGTAATATCTTTAAAAAATTAACATTTAATATCTTAGATATGAATGCCTACTCTGATAGGTCTGATCCATTCTTTGCTGACCCATTAGGTCCATTTGGTACTAGCTTTAAACCTGACCATACAGCTAGATATGCTCAATTAGCATCTGAGTTCTCTGACTTATCAACTAGTAGTTACTTTATGGCTAGAGAGCGACATGACTTTTCTGAACATGCTAAAATAGCCTCTGATCATAGATATGACCCTAGATTGGAATTATGGATTAGGTCACGCACTGCTAGAGCTACACCAATGGTGGTAGATACTAGTATATCTGCCTCTGAAGCATCTCAAGCTAGCTCATTAGTAAGTAGAGAATTAAGTTTAAGACAAAATAGAATGAGTTGGATGACCTGGCAAAGGTCTGATGAGTTGTATCGGGATATAACAATGAGTCTTATTTTGTCTGGTGATTTAAGAGATTCAACTATACCTGGTGAGAAGTTTAAACGTTCATATAATCCACTACAATCTATAGGAAAAGCTAAGTGGATGGTCCCTATATCAAATCCATCTGAAGCAAAAATTAAGATTGAACTAGCTTCTGGACAACATCAAATCTCAGGAGCAGGAGCTAGTGATTTAGAAACATTTCTAAATGAAAGTGCATTTAATGCCCGTGCTATAAAAGAAATTATTACAGGTCATGAGTTAATTACTACTTTGGGTGACCGTAGTGGATTTTCTTGGTTATCTCCTTTATTGACTGCTGCTATATACGGGACTTATGCTTTAGCTGGTATTACTACTCTATCCGCAATTAATAATCTAGCTAAAGAGAAATCTGAGTTAGAGTTGATAGAGCAAGCTACTTTAAATCAAACTAAATATGCACTAAATAAAAAGAACTATTCATTTAGTACAACAATGGTAGATGGTGATGAGCGGATTGTTTTGTTAAATAAAAAACGTCCCGGTAATACTGGTTCTATTTTAGGAAGCTTTGCCGATTTACAGCAAGCTAGTCCTGAAGGTACAAGTACTAATAATTTATTAGCTAATCTAAAACATAGACATGGTGGTTTAATAGATACTACTAACTATATTATTAATAAAGAGACAGTTAAGAATATTGATATATTTGTCAAACAATCAGTTGACCCTAGTATAGGTAGACCACAAGCATTAGAGAATTTAGTTAATAGCTCAGCAAGAGCTAGAGAAAGTCTAAAGAAAGCATTAATGCGCCCGGCAGTCAAAGGGTCTCAGATTTCATTATTTGAAGTATTATACTCAAGACCTGCTGAATCAATAGAAGGGTTTTTAGATGATCTATTTGATGGAGAAGGTGGGTTTGCTAAACTATTAGCCTCTGAGGTAGACGAGTTTGACACTAACTTTGTTAGTGAATCTATACAAAAGAGAAATGCTAGATTACAGAATATTATAGGTAAAACTAAAGCAGTATCTAAACTAGTTCAATATGTAGAAGACCCAATAGCAGGTACAGGATACGATTTATCGAGAAGTAACAGTACATTGTATACAAGAAGAGCTAACACATTTCAGAGAGCTCAACAAACTGTAAATGTGTCTGAACCTAGAGTAACGTCTAGTAGTAATAAGCAATGGTCAACAGGTTTTATTAATTCTACTTTAGATGCAGGAATGGGCTTAGCAGAAGCTAGTAGGGTGTGGATGTCTTCTATAGTACCTTCTTATGAAGTTTTAGAAGGTGCAGCTTTAATGGTAGATAAAAATCAAGACCCGTATATGAGACGAGCGGGCGGTGTAGCTGCGATGAGATCTATTATCAGTTTAGGCTTATCTGTAGGCTCATCTACTTTAATAGCTATGGCTGGTTTATCTGGTCCTATTGCTTTAGTATTAGGGTTTGGTTTAGTAGCAGGTGCACAGATATTAAGATACTCTAAAAACCCTAATGCGTATCAAGAAGAAGAGGTAGCGTTAGGTAAATTAACAGACTTTATGATTGACCCTAGTGGAAGTTTATCTAAGTCTTTAGAGGGAAATATACTGCAAAAACCTGTATCTCTTTTAGCTAAAATTGTTACTACCCCTATTGGAGAAACATTAAATTTACTAGCTAAACCTATAAACTATATTAGTTCCCAGTATATCGGTCCAGTTATAGCAGAGATGTGGGATGGTATGCAAAATGAATGGTTCGGTAAATCAATGGTAGCTTCTATGTTTTTACCAATGTTTACAGCTTATTCAGCGGAACTATACAAGAAAAAAGATGATGCTAGATATATACTAGATAATATCAAAATGGCTATGGCTGCGCCTAATCTTCAAGGAGTAGTTGACCCTCTATTATTAGGACAAGTATCAGGAGATAGAGAACAAGCTTTATATGAAAGATACTTCTCATCTAACTCAGTAGGGGGAAGAATATCAGATAGCTTTGGTCCTTCTAATTACCGTATATCTAATTTATTAGCTAATGAATTAAAACGTAGACAAGGCTTATATAATCAAGCTGTAGTTGGTAGTGCAGTTAATAGACTAAAACCTGTTAAACCTAATTATTGGGGAAGTGCAGTAGTAGCAGTAGGTGCATTAGCAGCCTCTAAAGCATTTGCTCATTTCTCTAGTCTTGAGAGTAGAACTAGATTTGGAGATAACTTTGAAATAGGATTATCTGAAACTGATAAAAAATTAGCAACTAAATGGTTTGGCTATAAACCTGCTGCTAAACGTGAGTTGTCTTCCCTGTTTGATTTATACGATAAAGCTCATAATAAACTTAATCCAGATAACCCATTAAATAATCCTAATAGGCCTACAGTTGGATTAAGCAGAAAGTCTACTGCTTATTTAATAGATGAACAACAAATTGAATTAAGTCATAAAGCTACTAAATCATTAGCTAATAGAAATAGAGGAATGGTAGTAGCGGGCTCATCTAAAGAACTAAGTGAGAGTGTATACAACTCTTCAGCATTTAAAGTATTTCATGAGTATAGTCACCATTTAACAGTAACTAGTCAGGATACTTTAATGACCAAAGGAATACAGAAAAAGCTACTAAGTACTTTAAGTACAGGGATTGGAAAAGCAGATAGAATTAAATTTGTAAAATATATTGAGAGAATATCATTAGAGAGTACTTTAAAACATATTAAAGAACTAAAAGATGCTGGAGAGACTATTACACAAGAATACGTAAAGACTGTTTATCGTACTGAGCTGGATGCTAATACTAAAGCATCTCAAGCTTTTCATGAAACTTTTAGTCACAATAGATTTGCTAATTTTGATGATGGAGCAGAACAATATATAGAATTAACAAACGAGTATAACGAAAAACTAAAAGCAGCCCCCTCAATAAATAAACAAACTAGAGCAGCGATCGCTAAATTAGAAACTGGTAGAGCTGAGTTTAAAACTTCTAAAGTTAATTTAGGGTCTAGTAAACTATCTCCCAATTACGGTATGGGCAAGGGCTTTGGAACAAGTTCAGCTGATGATGTAGATGATTTACTACGTACAACTATAAAAGCGGATACCCCTGATGCAGGTTATAGATGGGCACAAAGCGATACAATGCCTGTCTCTAGAATAACCTCTAGATATCAAAGTAGCTATCATGGAAAATTTGGTGGTAGAGAATTAACTAACATTCAATCTAGACGTTTAGTCTTACAAAGAAGTATAAACAACTTAGCTTTAGACCGTACCATGAGTAGAATAAATAGTTCTACAACACAGTTAACTCAAGCTGAGATAAGATTAATCTCTTTAGAAGAGACATTAGCTGTTCACCAGGAAGTTGGGCAAGCTATTAAAACTGGCGATACTGATTATATAGATAATTTAGTTAAAAATAATAGAAGTAACGTAGCAGATAATGCGTCTAAATTGAGACGAGAGATGTCTCAAAGATTGAAAACAGCTAAAGCTATTGAGAACCAAGCTTTACACGGTAGATTGCATACAGGTACTGAAGCTCCTACAGAAGAAGCACCAAAAGTAACTTCATCTGAACCTACTTTAAAATCGTGGGCTAGAGAAGAAGTTGATATGGCTAGTCATCGTGTATACAAATCTATGAGTCCTAGAGCTCAGCTAGTCTTAGATGATATTAAAGACATGGGTAAACAGTTAAAGTCTATGCCTAGAAGGTTTATGGAAGCCTTCAATGATGTAGATGAGTTTATACCCACAACTAAAGTTAGACCATCTATGACTCACACTGTAGGAGATATTATAAATAACTTTGAGAATATCCCAGCCTATGCAAAAGCTGTAGCTAAAGATAAAATGTTTAGTTTAAGAAACGTTGTTTTACCTAAAGCTAAACATGTAGCTTCAAGAATAGGACGAGGCTTTCAAGAAATATTTGGACAGTTAGAAATCCTAACAATGGGATTAGATGTATACAGAGGAGCTAGTACACATCAAACATTCCATAATTTATCTAAAGCCTATGCAACTTATTATGCTAATCCAGAAGATGTAGAACAGACATTTAAAAAAGCTAGAGCGCATGAATTAATCGAAGCCAGCTCAACATTTATTAGTTTTGCAGCATCAATGTTATCAGGAGCAGGGGCTACACGAGCAATAGTAGGTATGACCTTTGGATTAGGTTTGGCTATACTATCTCCTGACGTATTTGGTTTAGCTGGACATATGGCTAAGAAAGACCAAGAGAAATTATCTCAAGGTGAATATGTTGACCCATTAGTTTTAACATCTAGTGCGTATTTGCGTACTTATGGAAATTATACTAGAGCATCTAGTATATCTACAGAAGTAACTAAGAAGCTTTTACAGCCTTTGAGAATTACTTTGAAGAAAGGGTTACGTAAAGTTCTATCTAGTAAAGCTTTTGCTTTTACCCATACAAATTTTACTAAGGCATCTCTAGGAGTGTTAGGTGTAACATCCTTGATGGTAATGTATGATAATTATAAGTTAAAGCGAGAGTGGGATAATTTATCTGCTGAGTTACAGAGTAGATATGGAAGTTTTGAAGAATATAAAATTAGAAATCAAAATAATTTAGTTAGATTAGCTAATAAAAGTGCAATAATCTCTACAGTAGCAGATGGTGCTTATCGTACTTATAGCGCTGCTAGTTATAACTTTGGGTTACCATCTATTAGAACATTAGTCTCTAGAGGATACACTGCTGTAAAAGGAAAAGTAATAGAAGCAGCCACTAAAGTAGGTAATGTTTTTAATGATGTAAAGATTTTTGCTGATGATGTAATCTCTCTTATTAGACCGCATGTTAGACCTTTTATTGAGCCAGTAAAGAATAAAGTCATAGAAGTTTTTAACTATATAACTACTAGAGAGGTATACATAAAAGCTAAAGCAATAGCAGATGAAGTAGTTACAGCAACTGTAGCTGGTGCAAAAGCGTTCATTAAAGAGCCCATTGCTACAGTAAAATCTTCAATGAGCAAATTACCAGAAGCAATAACTAGTGTATACAATGCTGCCAAGAGTAAGATAACAGAATTATTAGCATTAGCCCCTAATAGTAACAGTCCTTTAGCTTGGGTTGTACAACAGTTGCAAGCTTTAAAATCTATGGTAGGTTCAGGGATAAACTATCTAAAACAAAATTTAGAAGTTGCTAAGAGAGTTTTAGGAGAGACAGCAGATAAAGCAGTTAGACAAACAGGGCGTATAATAGGTTTGGTTACTAGTAATACGTCTAAGCTATTAGAGAAAGTAGGTATTAAAACAGGGGTAATTGCTAATCAAATTGGTAGATTAAAAGCCTCTATTAAAACTGCTAGTAAAAAGTTATTCTCAGAAACGTTAGAGAAGATATCTACCCAGATTAGTAATGGACCACTACCTAAAGTTCTAGATAAGTTTGGAAAGGTGGTAATCAAACAAGGTTGGAAAAATGTTGCTATAAACTTTATCTCTCCAATTCTAGACATAATGCAATTTCAAGGTTCTGTTAAGGATGCTAAACAATTAAATGAGCATTCTTCTTTAGCTGAATTTGAAGCTGCTTATAGTAGAGCTGGAGCTGCTAGAGGTTCATTAGGTGGTTACCTAATGGGTTTGATAGGTATGGGTAATTTAGGAGGTTTTGTCTCTAGTATATTTGGAGCAACTGTTAGAGCAGAGAGCGCTAAAAAGAAAGCTAAAAAGCGTAAAGAATATTTAGAAAAACATGGTGGCAGAATGACCACTATGATGATTATTCAGGATTTCTATATACCTTTAGTAATCGATGTTGGGTTGGGTATAGGTGCTGGATTAGCTATTAAGCATTTTGGTACTAAAGCTTTAAGTTATTTAGGAGAAAAGATTAGTCCTCATATTCCTGAGAGTATGAAACCTAGACTACAAGGTTTAAGGAAAGCATGGGAGAAAGGTAAAGCTAAAGGTATACAGAAAGAAGCTGAGATGTTAGCTGCTAGACAAGAACGTCTACAGATGAAAACACAGAAAGTAACAATTGATACTTTAATGGATTCTTATGACAAGCAGATGAACGTTCCTAAAGGAGCACAGAAGCCTAAAATAGTCATGGGAGAAGTTGGAGTATCGACACATTATAATGTGCAAACTAAAACAATTGTAATGTCTAAAGAAGACTATCTTGCTTTATCTTTAGAGAATACTCCTGAAGCTAAACAAGCCAAGTTTGCTTTTTATCATGAATACTCACACCATTATCAAGTTAGTGGAGATTTAGAAAGACTTCCTATAACAGATATAACTGAGAATAGAGAACTATTAATGAAGCAAGCTCAAGCGAGCACTGTATCATATGCTGAGAATATTTCTAAAATTAATGGTGCTGCACCTAGTGTAGAAGAGTTAGCACTTGTATACCAAGAAGAATTAAGTGCAAACATTAGAGCACAGCAAATGGGTGGTGCAGCTATTGATTCTGACTTTATAAACCAGCAAGCTTCTAAATATGATGATTTAGTTAAACAGTCAACAGCAGCTACAGCACACGGTGTCAATATTAGAAATGTACTGTATACTTCTAATACTGATTCTATATTTTCTATTATTAAAAATAAAGATGAGCTATTACACAATATAAAATTACGGACTTCTTTTTACGGTAAAGTGTCTACAGATTTCTCTAGAGAAGTAAGCAGTGCTGTAAAATCTATTGCTAAGGGAGTTAGAGATTTACCTAAAAATGTTTCTTCAATTGTTGATGTGTATAGGAATACTGCTGATTTACCAGCACCTGTGTACAAAAAGTTTGTTTGGAATTTACCTAAAGATGTTGTAGATAGCTTTGCAGGTTATAAAAGTGTTACTGAAATACCCACTAGAAAAGGGTTTTTATTTAAAATAAATTATTATAATCCTTTTAGTAACCTAGCTCCAGGCACAAATAACTGGTTTACAGACCCATATGGAGTAACAATTAATACTGGCATAAGTGATTACACGACAGAATCTAGAGTAGGAAAAATGCCCTATGATTATAAAACACCTACTGGTGTAACTCCAGACTTTGTAAATATAGATTATGGTATAAACAAAGAAGGCGCAGCAAATACAGTAAAGTATGGCGTATTTACAATTAGTAGCAATAAATCAAACGTAGAGTTTTTAGATACATTAGATGAAGTTTTAGTAATTAGAAGTGAACCTAATCCAATGATGTTTAACAACGGCGTTACTGAAATTGATAAGAAAAAATCTGCTACTGGAATACTCGAAAACTTTTATGAAATGCAGGTGCGATTAAAGCATACGCTACAAAACTATAAAGGGGATATTACTTTAGTTGATTTTCATACACAAGTCAAAGAAAGGTTTGTTGTACATACTTTATTAAATAGTGTTACTGCCTCACCAACAGTTGCTGTGGACTCAGTAAGGAGTGCAAACGAGCTAAAGTTAGTTAGAAGTTTTGAATCTGCTGATAAGCATAATATAGCTATTATGTTAGGTTTATTTGACCCCAATGAGCAGATTCTTAGTGAAAAAGTTTTAGGAAATGAAAAAGCTACAGTTAAAAAGCTTAGATTTTATACGCATGATGGATTTAATATAGATTCTAAAACAGCTGCTAAACAGCCTGACTTAGTAGAGTATACTCAGGACTCTGTAACTGGAAAGACGTATAACAAGAGTGGTGCAGTAGTTTCTGATTATGATCTAATCAGGATTAGAAATGGAGCTGCTGAGTGGAATAATAACTATAAATTAGATGACGAAACATTTTTAGGTATAACTAAAAGTGAAATAAAAAAAGTTAATAAACTCTCTAAATTAAATACTCGAACTATAGGCAAAGATGTATATAGCCGAGAGTATGTACTTAGAAACTCATTGAATAGCTCTGATAGAAAACTAATTACAGCTGCGTATACAAGTAAACTAGCTCCTATAGATACATTTGTTGACCCCAACTTTAAAATAGACCAAACAACTAAGAAAAGTTTACCACATCTGGTATTAGATTTTAGGTCTAAATATGATGAGTTTATTGCTAGTGGAGATATTAAAACAGCAAGAGGTATAAAATCAAGATATGGAGAAATAGTTAGAGCTAACAAAGAAATGTCCCAATTATTGCACATAAGTGACAATATTGATGACTTAGATGTGTCTGCTATTAAAAAAACTTTAAACACAATTACTGATACGAAACATAATTTTGGTATTCACGGGCCTGCTAGTGGTATAGATAGCCATACTCCGTTTGATATATCATTTTACCTAGAAAAACCTCAACAAGTAATCACTAGACAGCGATACCTACTAGGAAAAAATAGTAGAATACAAGATTCATTAGTACAGAGAAAAATAAAAGAGTTAAGATACAAATCAGTTGAAAAAGCACAAATAAAATTAGCAAAATTAGAAACTTTAAAAAATGCTGTACAAGAGCATGATTTAGATGCTAGTGCAAAACTGTCTAGAGAATTAGGATTCACTCAAAAACAGGTAACTTTAGATAGTGTAGACCAAGAAATATCAAAGACATCTAAGTTTATAGATAATAAAATAACTGGGATAAATAAAAGACTATCATTTTTAAATAAAGGTATAGACGTAAAACTAGATAAAACTAGATTTGACTACTATCGCAAGATGATTAGTAATAATATGTTCATGGCTGATGTAGAGTTTAGCCGTGAGTATAATAAAATCTTAAGTACTTTAAAGCCTGGACAGACAATAGACGATGTACAGGATGTAGTAAATACTTTAGTTAGGTCAACACAGAGTAAAAAAGATTTACTAGTTGCTCAACAGAAATTAGTATACAAGCTCTATAGTCAAGGCTTAACTTTAAATCTAAATCAAGTAGTAAAGACTTTAAGAGTTGAGTCTTTAGGAGAGGTTTTTGAAGCAGTAGGTAAACATGCTCTACCTGTGGCAAAAGAAGTAGCAAGATTTGCTTTTCACAAAGTCTTACATAAACTAGATGTAGCTGTAGGTCACCCTGTTAGAAATGTTCTACATAAAGCTGCAACAGCAGTCAACACAGTAACAGGGTATGACTTTGCTAAACTACCTGTTCATTTGGATACTACGTTTAGTATTTTTGATGTTGGGTTAGCTATTTATTCAACAGCTGCTTTAAATACTGAAATAAAAAAATATATAACTCATTATGACTCAGGGACTTTTGATTCTGAAGAATATTTAAGAACAATGACTGCTGCTAGGGCAACTGAATTAGGTTCATTTGCAGGAACAACTCTAGGTTCTACTATTACTTTCTTAACAGGAAACTTACCTTTGTCTTTAGTGGGAGGTATATCGGCTACATTTGCGGGTACAAAAACTGACCTATGGGGGCTACTACCTACTGAGATAGGAACATACTATTTTGGGTTAGCTAACAAGATAGCTCAGAAAGATTTAAAACGTATACAAGATGGGTATGCGCCTACTAACTTACAGCCTCCTGTGTCATACTATCTAAAAATGCACAGAGATTATAAAGTTGCTGCTAAGGTATCACAAGATATAGTAGGTGCTTCAGGTAGAGTAATAGGTCAAGGAGCAGCATATGTTTTTGGAAAAATTGTTAAACATATTTTAAGTCCTATTGCACAGAAAATTAAACAACATAGTAGAGCCATAAGATATGGAGCGGGAACGTTAACCGCAGCTCTAGCTGTTGATAGTTTAATTAAACTAAAAGATGCTGAAACTACTAAAGAGAAAGTTATGTATACAACTGAAGCTTTAGGTGCAACTTATGTTACTAGTTTATTATATGCCCCACTTAAAACTATTGATTTAACAATGACAGCAGCTACTGTTGTTGCACAAGCTGCTGAACTTGCTGCTGGGTATGCTATATATGCAGGGGAGAGAATAGCACAACTTGGTCCAAAAGTTATTAAGACTGTAGAGAAAGGAATTGTTAATCCTACTCTTAATTTTATAAGCAAACATAAAAGAGCTACCGCAATAGGATTAACCTCTATGGCATTATTAGGGGCATACTATGTTATTAATAATCTCCCTAATGTAATTGATATGTTACCTGTATCAGAAGAAAGTAAAAAATATCTTAGAGAGAAAATGCCAGTTCTTTCAGGTTTAGTAAAAACTACTGCAAATGCAGCTGTAACATTAATGGCTCTGAATGTTCCTATTATTAAACGTATGATAACTAAAAATCACCCTACGTTTGGTTCTAGAGTAACTAAGTTTAATAGAAGAGCTATAGGAGGATTTCTAAGATATGCAATAGCTCCTAATATTATTGAGAATATTACACAATCTAAATTGTCAGAAGATCAGCAGTCATTTGTATCTTCAGCTTATCTAGGGCTTAACTTAGGCTTTGATTCTAGCAACATAGCTCACAATTTAAGGTCTTGGAAAGGTGATGCTAGGTTACGAGCTGTATCTTTAGAAATATTTACCACTGAATTAAATACAGCTAAAAGAAATCTATCTGCTAATACTAGATTTTATTTACCGGGGGAAAAAGATATAGAAGTCGGGAATTATAAAGCTGCAAGAAATAGGTATAATACCGCTGTAGCAAAATATGATGCTCAAAATACTCCAGCTCAGCTCAAAAAGGCTAGAGATGGTATACAAAGAGCAAATCTTATTTTTAATTTAGCTATGCCATTTTTACTTTTAGCAACTAAGTTATTAAATAGAGATGAAGAAGATCGTAAAATAACTAAAGAAGATATCTACGCAGCATCAGGCATAGCAGCTGGTCAGGCAGTTGGAATGGTTGCACAAAGAGCTGGATTAATATTTACTAAAGCTAATATAGTATCTTTCTTAAAAAGTAAACTGGTAAGAGAGTTAAAAGGAGCTACTATGGCTGCTGCCAGAAGTGGTGTATTTGCAGCTTACTTAGCAGCAAAAATGTATTACCCTGACAAAACTAATGCTACTACAGACTTTTTAGCATCTACTTATATAGGAGCAGTTGTTGCTCACGATACCACTAACTTAAGTAACGCTCTTTTATCACACTCATATAAAGCGCATACAAAGAACTTTAAGACTTTTGGTATTAAACCAGCTATTGGGGTACATGGAGTTAGTATGACTCTAAAGTATAGTCTACTTCCTATAATGTACTTAACTAATAGATTGGTTAATGAAGGAAAAATAACTAAAGAGGATTTAGCTAACTCAGGTGGATATTTATTAGGTGCTACTGCATATGATTTATCTAAAAATCATAAAGCAATTATTAGCCAGTCTAAAACTATTGTTAGAAAATCAGTAGAGTTTGGCAGAAGATACTCTAAAAATATATTACTTGCTACAGCAGCAATTGGGTATGTTGCTGGATTAGGTTATTATACTCATAAAAAACTTAACAACGAAGAACTCGAAAGTAAAGAAGCCTTTTTATTAGGAGCTTATATAGGAGCAAACTTTGCTTTAATTACTTATCCTAGACATAAAGTAGCTAAACCTGGAATTCAGTATGGTACACTACCTGTTATTGAGATAAACAGAGTTAAACCTAAAACTGAAATTGTACATGTTTCTAAGAGTCCTTCTAGAACAGTAAATGTGGTTAATAATGAGATATTTTATTCACCAGGAAGTAAACCACAATTACAGCTTAGTGCTTCTACTGCTGTTCGTATTGAAACACCCATGCCTTCTTATAAAAGTGGGGAAATTGTTCTATCTACTCAAGCAAAATCAGTTGCTTCTACAGTAGATATTGAGCCTAGACCTCAGTTATTATTAACAGGAGCTGAACCTAGAAAGTTATTACCTAGTGCTAAACCTCAACTATTATTAGCAGCAGGTAATGATTTAGCTAAAGGGACTGAAGTTAGTTCGGTTAAAGTTAAACCTGTAATAGAGGTAGACCCTGTACATAGAAACATACTTGGTAATAAAGTCTCTGAAGGTCTAGTAGATACTACTAAAGTTTCTAAAGTAGAAGGGATGAATGCACCACGTATAAAAGGTGGAGCAATTATTAAACATAGTGCTTATGACCCTAACTATGTATTTATGAAAGCTGAATTAATTCCTGATGAGCCGGTTATTCGTATGAGAGCAGAGCTAATGGAAGAACCAGGTGGAGCTATTGTACTATATAACCAACAGAGAGTAACAAAAGCTAGACCTAAAATATTATCTTCTATAGGCGGTTTTCTAAAACGTAACATTAGACATCTTATAATGCCTGTATCTTTTTTAGCCGCTCAACAATTAGCTAAAGGGGAGATAACTAAAGAAGATTATAATTTTGCTGGTGGTATGTTAGCTGGATCTATTTTGCATGATGTAGTTAGAAACCCTTTAGCAACTAGTAAATCATTAGGTAAGTTTAGTAAATCAGTTGGTAAGCTTAGTAAATCATTAGCTAATTGGTCTATTGAAAAAGCTGTACAACATAGACAATCTATATTTATGGCTGCAAGATATGGGGCAGCTGGTTTGTATGCAGCTCATAAAAAAGGTGATTTAAATAAAACTGAAAGTTTATTAACTGGTGCTTATATAGGAGCTAACGTAGCACATGACAGCTATTCTATGTTTGCTAAAACAGCTGGTGAGGATAAAGTATTTACTAAAATAGCTAGAGTAGGTGGATTGCCTGTTTTATACTTAGTAGGTAAAGGTATTATGACAGGTGAGATTAATAAACAAGACTTACTGTTAGCAAGTGGATATGTAGGAGGAGCACTATTATATGATGTTGCTAGAGACCCAAAAGCAGCTGTAGGTTGGGTTAAAAAGCATGTAAATTTATCTTCTAGAGCATTAAGATATGGTGCAGCAGCTGCATACTCTTTGTTTAATAAAGACCAGGATAGTAGAGAGTCATTCTTATATGGTGCTTATTTAGGAGCTAACATTGCTTATGATACAGATTTTACTAGACAGAGATATAACAATATAGAAGAGACGTTTACTCCTACAGCTACTCCTACAGCTACTCGTACTAGTAAAGTATACAGTTATGTTGGGGGTGAACAGGCTAGTGATGTTCACGTAGTAAAAAAATATGACTCTACAAAACAAAATAGAAGAGGTCGTTTAAATAAAAGAAGACCTCCAGTAGCACAAACTCCTTTTGCTGTAGTAAATCCTAATGGGGTAACGATAGTTTCTCAAACAAAACCAGGAGCTATTGTAAAGTATGACCCTAATCCAACGTTCCAACCTAATGCTAGACCAGGCGCTATTGTTAAATATGACCCAAATGTTAAATTTAGACATATTGCATATCCAGTAAATAAAGATGCTGGGTCTGCTATTATACCTCTAAAGTCTAGACGAAGAAGTGTTAGTCCAACTTCATTAGATAGTTTAGATACAGAAATGTCTAGTAGATATAGAGTATCATCTACTAAACCTACAACTGTTAATATTAGCAGTCCATCTTCTACAACTGGTGGAGCAATACAGAAGTTTCAGCCACAAGTTAAAAGACAGTATAAAACTGTACAAATGAATGCTGAGTTAATACTAGATGATGTTGATATACCAAAAACTAGACAAGTTCAGTTAGTTACTGAATCTGAGGTTGCATCTACTCCTAAAAGATTTAATTTAAAAGTTGGGCAATTAGCTAGACATTTATTGTCTCCTGCTTTAATTTTATTAAGTCAACAATTAATTAAAGGAGAAATAACCAAAGAAGATTATGCACTTGCAGGGGGTATGCTTGCTGGCTCTTTAGGTTATGAATTTTATAAACATCCTAAAGCAGCTTTAAAAGCTACAATGAGTGTGTTAAAAGTAGCCGGTGATTTAACTGCTAAAGGATTAAAAGCAGGATTTACTTGGTCTATACAACATAAAACATCATTAGCTATGGCAGCTAGATATGGAGCAGTTGGTCTGTATGCAGCTCATAAAAAAGGTGATTTAAATAAAACAGAGAGTTTAGTAGCTGGTGCTTATGTTGGTGCTAACGTAGCACACGATAGTTATTCTATGTTTGCTAAAGCAGCTAGTGAGAATAAAGTATTTATGAAAGTAGCTAGGTTGGGTGCATTACCTGTACTCTATTTAGCTGGAAAAGGAATCATGACAGGTGAAATTAGTAGAGAAGATGCAGCTCTAGCAGGAGGTTATGTTGGTGGGGCGCTACTATATGATACTGTTCGAGACCATAAAGCTACTGTTGGATGGATTAAAAAGCATGTAAATTTATCTTCTAGATTATTAAGATATGGCGCAGCAGCTGCATACTCTTTGTTTGATGAAGACAAAGATACTAAAGAGTCATTTTTATATGGGGCTTACTTAGGGGCTAACATAGCTTATGATACGGATTTTACTAGACGAGTTAGACCTACTCGTGCTACTAGTTCTCGTACTCCTAGACCAAAAATAGCTACATTTCAACCCTTTACATACAGTAGTGATAATAGTAGAGTAGCGTCTAAACCCTCTAGTGTATACTCCTATGTTGGAGGTAGTCAGGCTAGTGACGTACATGTGGTTAAAGAGTATGACCCAAATAAACCAGTAACGGCTAATAGAAGAGGACGTTTAAATAAAAGAAGACCTACTTCACCATTTGCAGTAGTAAGTCCTGATGGTGTAACTATAGTATCTAATACAAAACCAGGAGCAATAGTTAAGTATAATCCTAATCCTACCTTTGACTCCACTGTTAGACCAGGTGCTATTGTTCCTTACGAGAAAGGTGGGGCTATAGTTCCAACAAGGTCTAGACTAAAAAGTATAGAGCCAACACATGTAAATAAACTAACTTATAATTTAACAGAAGATATTAGTACTCCTAGAGTAAGACCCACTAATGTTAGTGGTGGGTCTATTGTTCTTTATAAATCTCCACAAGAACCTGGAGGAGCAATAATACCCTTAAAGTCTAGACGAAGAAGTGTTAGCCCAACACCCTTAGATATTTTGGATAAAAACATGGCTAAAGAATTTGCTACTAGTACAGAACAAGTTAGTGATGTGCCTGGTGGAGCCATACAAAAATATCAACCTCAAGTAAAAGAACATCGTCAATTTAAAAATAAATTAACAAGAAGTACTGAATCCGTATACAAATCTGAAGTTAGATATCAAAATAAGAAAATAACTAAGTCTGTAGGAAACCTAAAATATAATTCTAAGTATATAAACCCTGACCTCATACCTGATGAATTGTCAGCAACTAAAATAAACTTTAATAAACTTATTGGGCAGACTACTAGACACCTATTATTCCCAGCTATATTTTTATTAAATCAGGAAATAAGCAAAGGAGAAATAACAAAAGAAGATTACTCTTTTGCTGGAGGTTATTTAGCTGGTTCATTAGGCTACGAAGCTGTTAGAGACCCTAAAGCTGCTATTAAAAATGTTAGTAATGTTTTAAAAGTAACAGGTGATATAGCTGGTAAAGGATTAAAATTAGCCGCTGAATGGTCAAATAGAAATAAACAGGTTTTATTTGGAGCAGCTAGATATGGGGCAGCTGGTCTGTATACAGCTTATAAGAAAGGTGACCTGAATAAAACTGAGAGCCTATTAATGGGAGCATATTTAGGTGCTAACGTAGCACATGATAGCTACTCAATGTTTGCTAAAACAGTTGGTGAAGATAGAGTATTTAATAAAATAGCTAGAGTAGGTGGGTTACCACTATTGTATTTAGCTGGAAAAGGTGTAGCAACAGGCGAAATTAATAAAGAAGATTTAGCTTTAGCAGGTGGTTACGTTGGGGGTGCACTATTGTACGATACTATTAGAGACCCCAAAGCAGCACAACAATGGTTAAAAAATAATAACCCTACCATATCAAAAGTTCTTCGATATGGAGTGGCCGGAGCTTATTATACTAGTCAAGATGATTTTAATGCTCCTGAGTCGTTTTTATTTGGTGCGTATTTAGGGGCTAATTTCGCCCATGATACATATAATCTTAAAGTACCTTCGATTGCTAGTACTCTTGCATTTCAACCCTTTACATACAGTAGTGATAACAGTAAGCTATCAAATAGACCAACAGGAACTAGGCGGGCTAATGTATACAGTCGCGTTGGTGGTGAACAAGCTAGTGATTATCATGTAGTTAATAAATATGACCCAACAAAACAAAATAGAAGAGGACGTTTAAATAAAAGAAGACCTACAGTAACACAACCTCCTTTTGCAGTAGTAAGTCCTGATGGTGTAACTATAGTATCTAATACAAAACCAGGAGCAATAGTTAAATATAATCCTAATCCTACATTTGACCCAAATGCTAGACCAGGTGCTATTGTTAAGTATCAAGAAGAGTTAGGTGGGGCTATTATACCTACCAGGTCTAGAAGAGTAGTTACAGGCAGAACTCCCACTAGCATTCTAGATGATGCAATGTCTCAGACCATAGATGTCACATCTAGACCTGTTTTAAATTTACCTACACCCCATGAACCTGGAGGGGCTATTGTACCATACGACAAAGGTGGAGCTATTGTCCCTTATAAAGCTAAACAAGGAGGGGCTATTGTTAAGTATACTCCTAACAAAAGACCAGTTATTAGAGGAAGATTAGGAGTATCATCTGCTGCATCTACAGGATATTTTGATTCTACCGGAGGCTATCATCCTTTTACTGATGAACCAGGTGGTGCTATTGTTCCTTATAAACATCAAAGAAGTTATAAACCAAGAGTTAAACCTATTAGTTCTAGATTTTTAGGCTATATACGTCCTGATGGCAGTGTTGAGGAAGTAGGAGGAGCTATTGTTCCTTATAATCGTGCTCGGAGATATAAGAAACAACCTAAATCAACAGGTACTAGATTTTTAGGAACTATTGATACAGAAGGTAATTTAATACCACCAACTAAAACACCGGGCGTTAAAATACCAGCACCTAAGCCTCCAATACAAACAGCCTCTAAAGTTGTTGCTAGTGAAGAGAGCGTACCAGTTGTAAATATCTCCAAAGGTGTATTGAAGTTAGGTAGACATTTATTGTTACCCTCTACAGTTTTATTAAATCAACAAATAAGTAAAGGAGAAATCACTAAAGAAGACTATGCATTTGCTGTTGGTATGTTTGTTGGGTCAATGTCTTATGACATTATTAGAAATCCAATGCCAACTGTTAATGCTTTAAATGAAACCTTAAACATAACTAGTAAGACTGTTAAATCTATGTATACAAATAGAAAGTCACTATTTGTAGCTTCTAGATATGCACCTATTTTTGCATACACGATGTATAAAAAAGGTGAGCTAAATAAAGTAGAGAGCGCTGTTATGGGGGCGTATATTGGTGCTAACTTATCTCATGACTCTTTTAAATTAGTTTCAACTAAATATTCTTTATTTAGATATGCTTTATTCCCAGCTGCATTTTTAGCAGCACAGAAATTAAGAAATGGTGAAATAAGCCAAGAAGATTATACTCTAGCTGGCAGTAGTGCAGTATCAGCAGTTGCATATGACTTAATTAGAAATAAAAAGTTAGCCCTACCTATATTGAAACAATATGGTAGTGTTGGGTTACGAGTAGGAGCTGCTGGATTAGCTAAATATGGTGGGGATTATATAAACCAAGATACAGGAAGTTTTCTAGCAGGAGCTACTTATGGTGGTATGTTAAGTTATGACATAAATCGTAGTTTAGCAATTGGTCAAATTAGTTCATTTAGAGAAAGAATTCAAAGTTTAAATGGATACAAACTTACTTCTAGAGAAGTAAAACTAACAAAGATAGATGTTAAATTAGCTACTACTAAAGCTTGGAGAAGTAAGTTATTTCAAAAATATGGATTAGGATTAGCCGTTGGGGTTATGGGGCTAATAGCAGGTATTAGTACTGACGATGAACGTGCACAGCGTGACGCTATTATGGGTACTGCTGGATATATGCTAGGTGCATCAGCGGTAGATTATTTAAAGAGCCCTAATAAATTTACAAAGTTACAATCCACAACAGCTTTTAGATTTGTAAGGTATTCTATTTTAGGCGCATATGCTATTAATTCTTTTACTGATGGAGATAGAGATAAACATGATTTAATTGCTGGCGGTCTGATTGCAGCAAATTTATTCTTTGATAATAAGAAAGCGATTGGTAAAGGTATACAAGCTGGAGAAAGATTAATACTAAGAAAGCTTACTCAAGTAGCACTGTCTGGTAATAGAAGTGCAGCCCGAATGGTAACCAAGTTTGGTGTACGAGGAGTTAAAGAAAGTTTACTAGATGGCATGGGTCCTATAGTTGATATAGGTTCTATTGCATACTATAGTGTTGACTACTTTAAAATGCAAAAAGATGGTATGTCTAAATTAGAGACTAGCTTTGCATTTACTAATTTATTAACAACTACTAACTATTTTATAGGCGGATTATTTGGTTATCGAGCATTTGGACCATTCTTAGATATTTTTACAGCGGGTGGTTTATCTGCTTTATCTAAACCATCTGATAGTTGGATAGATGAAAGACAGCGATTAAATGATAATGATGAAGTAGCTTATTTACAATATGGCATTAAACGTACAATACAGAAATCAGCGATCGCTAATGCAGCTGGAGATTTTTTACGCACTAAAGTAATTGATAAGTTAGCTACTAAAGCGGTTAAATGGTCTACTAAATATTTAACTGAACATGCTGGTCAGACTAGTAAAGGTGGAAAGATTTTATTAGCAAAAGCTTTTAGATTTATTTCTCATAGTAGAAATGAAGGATTTTTAAGTTTAGTTAATGCAGTGCCTGGTGGTACTAATATGTTAGATAGATTTAGATATCTAAAAAGTATAGGCTTTGATGCTATTGCTGATGATATAGGAGATAAGGTATTAGCATCAGTTGCTAAAAATCCTGAACTATTAAATGTTCATGCTTTAGAGGAGTCTATTACCAGTTTAAATAAACAAGCTGAAGGTTTATCTGAAGCTTTAGTTGGTCATCAAAAACAGCTAGCTACTTTAACTAGTGAATTAGATGAAGTAGAAGAGGCTATAAGAGGGATAAAAAGAACTAGTATGGCTACTAAACTTAAACAAGCTGGTAAACCAGGTAAAGGTAGATTAGCTAGTAGTCCGAAAGCAGTTAAACCTAGTACAAAACCAAAGACATCTGTAAGTAAATTATCTCAAGATTTAGGGTCGAATACTCCTAAACCAAAAAAAGGTTCTAAATTACCAAAACCAGAAATTAATTTTAGTGGTAAAAGTAAAATAAGTACTGCTATTGATTATATGCCACATGGAAAAACTCCTATTGTTAGTGCAGCTACTAAAACAGCAGGGGAAAAACTAGCAATTCAACTTGTTGGAGAGACTAATACTAAGTCGCCTTTAGAGTATACATCACCTAAAACAAATACTCTAGTTACAACATTAGATGAAACTATTGATGCTGCACCTAAAGCTGATTTTAAAATTAAGTGGGAATACTCTCCAGATGATGGAATATATCATAGTACTTGGGCTACTAGTTTAGATGAAACACTAGACCTTAGCTATGAAAAAGGTGGAGCTATTATCCCTTATGACCCTAGTATACAAACAAGTAGAATACCTAATGTTGCGGATGACATTGTTGAATTAAGTGAGATGACTCACATTGACCTAAATTTAGAAAAAGGTGGGGCTATAGTACTGTATGACCCTAATATAGCAGCTGGTAAAATGCCTAGTATTGGTGGTGAGCTAGTAGAATCATCAACATCTAGTGCTAAAGGTTTTGGTTCTGTTAATCCTAATGAAGCTGGAGATTTAAAATTATTATTAGCTAGAAGAAGGGCTCTTAAAGGACAGATAGTTACTGTAGAAACACAAATTGATACATCTAATAAAACTATGTTGTTTATTAGTAAGCAATTAGATAGACTACCTAAAGCTATTGTAGGTAGAGGGTCTTTAATTGGTAGAGTATCAGAAAAAGCAATTCATGCTTTAAAACCTGTAGGCAACATAGTTAATAAGTTAGCCACTCCAGCTTCAGTAGCTATAAGCACTGTAATTATGATGAGTGGTCATGAACGCTTAAATAAAGTCGAAGACGAGTACAACGGTAGTAAAGACATGTACGAGTCAGGTATGAGACGCTCTTTTGCTGGTACTTGGGGATTAGGTGCTGAAATGATAGGACTAATTAATCCAGTTTTAGGATTAGGTTTAGGTTTAGTAGCTGACTATGCAGGTGACCAAGTAGGTAAAGTATATGCTAAACGAGCATATGAAAATAAAGTCTCGGCTAAAAAAGTTAGTACATATCAAACACTTGGTATAGTTATTGGGGCTTTACTTGCAGGTATAGTTGGCTTAACTATTGGGCTAGCTGTATTGCCCCTTATTGCTCTAATAGGTGCTGGTATTATCTTAGGGCATTTATTAACTACTGAGTTAGCAATGCATACAGAAAAGAATACTGATACTTATCAGCATAGGGTAGATAAATCTAGAGAACGAGAAAAAGCACAACGTATTAAAACAGCATCTGGGTTATCTGGAGAGGAGTCGTTCGAGTTATATAGACAAGGTAAATCAATTTCTGATATAGCCAAAACATCCAAACAAGTATCAATTACACAGATAGTTAGACAGAAAGAAATAGAAGAACAGTTTATTACGCTAACAGCAGAGCTAAAAGATGTTCAAGAAAGACATGATAAAGCTAGTAAAATATTTACTACAGCGGACTTATCTAAACTTACTTTACCTAAAACAGGGAAAATTAAATTAACTACTATTGAGCTACATAAAGCAGACAAGTTAATTAAAAAATCTAATAAAAATAAAGATAAAAATAATGAAGAACAGGAAGATACAAAAGATAAAAAAGATTATGGGGTAGAGCATTTAGTTTTTAATCAGGTTGCACCTATTGAGTTTAACCCTGAAGTAAAAAATCTAAAACTAAAAAAAGAAGGGTCATTAATGAAGTATGTTCAAGCTGGTATAAAAGCATTTAGTGAGACTGTTAAACGTACATGGGTGGTAGCTAAAGAAGCTTTATCACATACTTGGTCTAATATCAAAAATACAGCAATGATGATGTTTAGTCATGGTGCTAATCAAGCTGGGTCAGAACCTGGGGGTGGAGGTAGTGCAGGAATTTTAGAAAGAGCTAGTACAACTGAAGTAGGAGTTAATTTATCTGGTGGATTTGAAGGAAGTAAATATACTAAACAAGTAGCAGATTGGGCTTCAGCTCAACAAACTAACTATACTAAGCGAATTATATTTGCTGCTGGTCACCAAGCTGACTATGGTACTGGTACTTCTGGTAAGTCTGGTCATGGTATAACAACAAAAGATGGATTAAATAGAAGTGTGGAGTCATATGCAACTAGTGTAGCTGCTGATGTTTATGCACAAGTAGGTAAAGAGAGAGGTTGGGACACTTCTGTATACAGACAAAAAGCTGGACAAAATATTAGTACAGGTCATGAATACTTAGCTCAACAAGAAGCACAAGGAGCATATGCAGTTGAACTACACTTAGATTGGTATGGTGGGTCATCCGGTGTAATCCCTGGCTCTAGATATAATTCTGATGGTTCAAGTATACACCCATATGATGTAGCAGCAGCAGAGAAGTTTGGTGCATTTAGTCAACAACACAAAACTGCTAGTGGTGATACTCTATCAACTGTAAGAAGTGGAGTATCTATTTTAGAAACATCAGCAATGGATGCTAACTTAGAAGCTTTAATTAGACAAGCAGCTGCTACAGGAGATAATTCTAAACTAGAAGAATTTTATAGAAAACAAGCTGAGGTATATTATGACCAATTAGAAGCCTTAAATGCCGCTAAAGAAGAATCTAAAAAACCACTGCCTACAGATATCAGTGGGTCTGAGCGTGCTAAAGCAACTGTTACTACTGCTGCTAAAGTAGATGCTGCTGAACAATATGAAGAAACTAATCTAGCTATAGATGAATTGTCACAATTAGCTACATATGCTCAGTCTGTTAAAGCTCAAGAAGCTCCAGGTAAAGCTGTAAAACTAGACTTAGATACAGATACTGACTTATCTAATGTTGACCAACATTATACTCCAAGACCAGCACCTAAACCTACAGTTGTACCTACTAAAAAAGGTCAGAAAACTACTGTACATGTAGCTGAGCCTGATGCTTATGAAAAAGATAATTATTTTAATGTAACTGGATTTTCTTATTTTGAAGATGAATCTTTATTTGATGCACATGCTTATTAAAATATTTGCTAAAGTATAGTTAAACAATTAACAAATTTTATAATTAACGAGTATATAACTATGGATATTAATGAAGAATTTAGAAAATATAAAAATTTCATAAAAGAAAAAGAACAATACATGGAAAATGAAGAACATAGTGATGAACCTTTACCACCAGATAGAACTGAGGTATACTATCCTGTAGTTATTCATATTAGAGAAGATATAATAGGTCGAGCTTATATGTATGCTAAAGCTAATGGAGTACAAATCCATGATGTAATAGCTACTCTATTAACTGACCCTAATTTTGCCTATTTTAAGTTCCAGCCTCATGAAGAAAATCAAAATGTTTGTGAGTTTGGATTTGTCCCAATAGAAGATACCCTATAGGTATTCAAATTATGAAAATAGAGTAGGTCTAACAATGTCATTTTTTGATTAACACTCTCAGTAATTTGAACTTGATTACCGATATGTAATCTACTAGGCATACTATATTGGGATATTCCATCATTTGGATGGTAATAGTTTACTGATTTAGTTCTTTTTTTTGTTTTAATACTTTTAAATATTGGTGGTGCACCAATAGTAACAGCTGAGCTATTATGGGGAGTTACAGTAAGTAGGCTATTAGATATAGCTCCACCTAGACTAAACCCTGTATACACAAATTCTTTTTGATGATTCAAATGCAGAAATGGTTGGACTACCTCGTCATAAACTTTTTCTGCTTTTTCTGTGATTTTTTTTAATTGTGTATACCCATTAATGTTGACATACTCAGAGCTATCTAAATATACTCTTAAATTTTCTATAGTAATTGGCATTGATATAGAAATAATAAATTTCTCTGTATCCTCAATTGCATATATCTTTAAATCATCAATGTTAAATAATCTAAAACTTAGATAGCCTTCTTTTGTTAGGTCTATATGAGCATAAACAGCTTCTTCTTTAGCCAACTCGGCAATCTTTAAATATTTATTTAAACTATTCAATCCGTCGGTGTACATAGCCTGATGCTGAGACTGATATATTGGTAACTGAGGAGCTAGTTGAGTCGATATAAGCATATATATTACAGTTGTTGGTTAAAAGAGTTCCACTCTCTACTAATATTTTCTGACCACCAGGTACATAGATTAAACTATCTTTAACGTATCCACCTGCTGGGTTTCCTTTCACTAAAACAACGTGTACCCATTCTGTATACGGGACATAACTAGGTAGGCTAAGCCATAACCAGATAAAATCTTTTTCGGTTATTGACTGGTGAATTACTTGTCCAGGATAAGCAGCTACTGGTATACTAACTGCTCTTCCTCCTACTGATTGACTGAATGGTAGTGATGTATTAATAGCCATATTCTACATTAAATTTCTAGATAATACTACCATTCTATTGTAACTAGTAGATTATTGCACTCTTTTTCTGTGGCTCTTCTACTATATATTCTACAGATGTTTGGTCTGTTATTAGAACACCTTTAGCAAATTCGGTCTCTTTTATATCTAACTCTACTACATAAAGTAGGTCTTCTGTGTCAACTGTTTTGTTGGCAATTGGTTTGGCGGTGATAACATAATCTGTATTGATTATAATTCTACCTATTCTTTTTAACTCTTCTGTGCAGTTATCATCATTAGCTACGTTACCGTATACATTAACAAATTCAAATCTACTCATCTTTATTTCCTTGTTGGTGGTTAGAAAAACAGTCTTTTTAAATAATAGCTCATTTAATCATCATCTTGTGAATACATATGGGCTATTAACAATGCAAGCCATGCGGTTAAACATCCTAATGTTAAAACAATACAAAACGAGGTTACTATTGGGACTTGTGATATCATCACAACAACTCCAAAACTTACTACGAACATTGTGAGTAAGTTTAATACTCTATTTCTAGTATCTCTGTATTGATTAGCTATTCGTCTGTTTAACCTTTGGTAATCAGGGGGTTTAGCCATACTTGTAAGTAATAAAGGCCATGATAATAGCATTAACTCCTAGGGTGACTTGGAAAATTATAAGAGTTACTGAACACATGTTTCTAGGTCTTAAATAGTATGCTGCTAAGTAAAACAATGCACAGTATACATACGGTAAAATGGCTAGATATAAAATCGGATATTTGTCCATAAATAAGAGCGTGGGGTATCCCCACGACTATAAAGATTAAATCACAACTTCAGAGGATAATGCATTAATAATGCTTAGATAGTTATCTTTAGCTTCTTGTATACAGGTACCTATACCAGGCTTATTCTCACCACGTATAGATCTATAACTGATAAGTCCTTCTTCTTCTGTACGAACTTGTATAAACTCTGGACCATAGCAACCATAACGCCATCTAGTTGTTAGCTTTAAGCTTTCTAGATTGCTAAATATCTGCTCATTAGTAAATGATAGTAGCGCATGTGCAAACGCTTCCTCTGGCATGTTTAGAGCTTCGGTTAGTGTTTTACATGGCTCTCCATCTTTAATTAATAACCTCCGTAGCTAATACTGTACAACATTCTAAAGCAGCTTCTAACTTTTGGTCATCCTCAAGCAAATCAGGTCGTGTTTTCTTAGTAGGCTTTTGACCTCTTGGCTTTCCATTCTTTTCCCATTGCTCTAATTGTTGCTTGTATACACGTTCCTCATTAGCAACTCTTGAATTTAAATCAAACCTGTATACCGAATTACGCAGCTTAAGACTTAAACTACTCCATGCTTTACGAATACCGTCAGCAATACTAATACCATGTTTAATGGCTAGTATACCACCAAAGTGTTGGATAAACTCGTTTAGTAAATTTCGCTTGGATTGAAGACTATCCGCAGAAGAGAACTTGCTAACAGTGTTTTCAAGAGAAACCATTGCTAATTTTAGCCCCTCTAAAGCTTGAGTATTCTTAGCTACCTCAAGAGAATTCTCAGCTGTAGCAAGTAGAGCTTGGTCTGCTTTGGAGTCAGCTAATTTAGCGGTAGAGTTAGCTTCAATAGCAATTGCTTTAGTTACTGCTGCTTCTTGTTCTAAAGCAATTAAAGCATCCGCATACATTCTCATTGCCTCTCCAGGACTTAAAGGCTTGACAGAGACTGTTCCATTAAGCAGAAGCTCATCAATCCAACAATCTACTTGTACTGCAAATTCGGCACTACACCATTGAGCAAATCTTAATGCAACTTTGGGATGCAGCCATGTACCTTGATTCTCAGGTATACCTCCTTTATTTATCTCAATTATTTCCGTTATCGGAATTCCGATAACGGGTTCAAGAACTTGTAAATACTCAGTTGTAGCTTTTAAAGTGTTCCAGTGACCAAATAGTTTACCACAAGCTTGTGCCATGTCAGTAGCTGATACGTATCTATCTTCTTTGCGAATACGGATAACTCGGTCATTGAAAGTTTTTGATATGATGCTCATTAGTTGTACTTTTTTGTGTTGTTGAATAAATTTTATACAAAGCTTAGTTAACTACTACTTCAGCTGCAAGTAATGTACAGCATTCAAGTGCAGCTTCTAACTTTTGATTGTTTTCTAACAATTCAGACCTTGTTGGTTTATTAGGCTTTTGCCCTCTTGGTTTACCATTCTTCTCCCACTGTTCTAGCTGCTGATTGTACACACGTTTTTCGTTAGCTATTCTCAAGTTTAAGTCAAACTTGTGTATTGAATTTCTCAATTTAACACCCAGACTATTCCATGCTCTACGCATACCATTATCTTTGCTAAGGCCATATTTGATAGATAGTATGATACCTAAATGCTGTATGAATTCATTTAGCAAGTTACGTTTAGATTGTAGATTACCAGCATTAGAGAACTTGCTAACAGTGTTTTCAAGAGAAACCATAGCTGCTTTTAGTTCTTCTAAAGCTTGAGTATTTTTAGCTACCTCAAGAGAGTTCTCGGCTGTAGCAAGTAAAGCTTGTTTAGCATCAGCACTTGCTTGGTCTGCTTTGCCGTCAGCTAATTTAGCGGTAGAGTTAGCTTCAATAGCGATCGCATTAGTTAAGGCTGCATCTTTTTCAAGTTTTAACAATGTCTCAGCTACCATGAAAAACATTTCTGCTTGGCTCATTGGTTTTATAGCTGTTGTTTTCTGTTTAGCAATTTTCTCACATTCAAGAAAGTATTTTCGTACTAATAATCCTTGCTCTGTGTTGGCCATCATAGCCCACAATTTTAAACACTCTACAGTAAGTAGTATTTTTTCTGTAGTTGTTGCTCCAATTTCTCGCTCCACAGTAGTGTGGAATGAGCGGTAGTCTATATCTTTTAGAAAATTAGCTTTCAAAAAGTGACGTTTTGCGCTATCTTTACGACTGTAATCTAACCATTGCCATGCTACATCAAAGTCAATAGGAAACTCTTCAGTAGACTCAATTAGTTGCATAGCTAATTCTTGATTGAACAATTCTTGTTTTTGATTCTCAGACTGTGTCATTGTTTGTCCTTAATTTTATTTTCAATAACCGTACATATGTATAGATAAAATAGTAGTGTCTATAGCTACTATCTTTATTTGTATACCGTACTTATTTCTTTTATATATAAGGAGTTACTCTTTGCTCTACATACTGACCGATTAAAATTATTTCGTTATCTTTCTTAGCTACTGTTTGGCGTGTTCTAACCTCTCCGAATAAGTTTATTGTCTCAGTATAGTTTGTATCGTTGTATTCAGTCATCATTGTTATACATGTTGGCGTAGTGCTTGTATATGATGAGATGACAGGAGAGGTAGTACTGTATTCTCTATCTCTATAGACATATTTGTCATCAATGACTATTGACATAGTACCTTGTGTAGATTGTTTCTTTGTGGTTAAATTATAACTGTCCCAGTATATTATTACTCCGTATAAGCAATCGTCAATATTAAGCTTATGAATATCAACTATTTTTTGATATATTTTTTCTTCTTTATACATTTTGTCTATCTGTATATCAGTTTTAATTTCATAGAAATTATCTGGAAAATCTCTTAATACTTTAGACTTAAAATCAAAATATCTTCTCTGTGATACCCATGTACCTTCTGTATTAGCTAGAAAGTTAACAGCATTAAACAATTCAGTTGATATGTTCATATGATAGAAAATGGTTGGTTGGTCTTTACTACAATTTTTCTAGATGGTTTAAAGCTCCGTGCTAAATTACGGCTTTTGTGAGTCTATATATTGATTTATTAAAAGCTCTGTTAATTTATCGATTAGTTTGTTTATTAATCCATTTAGTTTCCAATCAAATAGACCCCCTTTAATTGCTACAGCTGAGTATCGATCTTTGATTTTAACAGAGAGTAATCCTGGAGTAGTAATTATTAATTTTTTTAGTTCTTCTGGAGTAATAACAGATAAATCTACAGTAGTATTTAATATCAGCGTATCATCTGTTTCTTGTTCGTACGAAAACTCAATACTGAAAATTGAAAATTCTGCCATATCTTGTGATTGTTTTGTCATTAGAAACCCTGGTTTGTGTTTGGGAACTTTAGCTTCAACAGAAAAATATATTTACTTTTTTGTCTTCTGCATGTTAGAAAGTACAGTGCTTATGTAGCAGTATATTTCTATCATAGGACGGACAAATATTGTAAGTAAAGCAGCCATGGCAAAGATTGCCCCTATTGGTACGAGACCGTATACATACAAGACATAGAATACTACGGCGGTTAGAAAATGTAAACCAATAGCTACGACTAAAGACCAGGTAGAAATAGTCTTTAATGTTCTTTCTTGTCTAAGTGTCAATTGTATACGTTTAGCTTTGTGTTCTGCTTTTATCTTTAAAGCATCACCGAAAATATCCCAAGGAATAGACACAACTGAGAGTAACCAAGTTCCCATAGCAATTATTACTGCCCAGTCTTTAAAATTTCCTCGCTCTGTTCTATTCTGACCTAATAAATCATAAATGATAATAGCTATTATTAGTAAGCTTATCATTAGGTACGGGATATACATGTAGTCTCTAGGTCTTCTCATAAAATTTCTAAGTGCAGTATATAATTTACTTTTGAAAGACTGGACATTAATTAAAACTAATTAAACTCCAGTAGAACCAAATCCATTTTCTCCTCGTTCACTATCAGACAATGAATCTGTAAAGTTGTCTAAGGCTAAAATACTTTGTAGTTCATTAACACTTTGTTGGATTAATAATTGAGCAGCTTTTAATTTACCACTTTCGGTAAAAATCTGTATACTTCTACCTAAGTTCTGTAACCCTAACTTAATTTCCCCTTTATAGCTAGAGTCAATCAACCCAACTGTATTAGCTAAAGTTATTTGATGTTTAACACCTAAACCACTCCTAGGTAATACTAGAGCATAGTATTCATCAGGTAAATCTAGATAGACCCCTGTTCCTACTAATTCTACATTAGTTAAACCTTCAGTTAGCTGCTCATGCGATCGCTGACTAATATACTGACCTGGAGGCAGTGCAATATATGTTTCTTTATGTAGCCCTTCTAATATAGATAGAGCATGTTTATTATTTAGCTCAAAAGAATAAGAAGCGTCTATAAAGACTTTAGGCATTGAGCTGCTTTGATATGGATAAGCGATACCCCATTGTTTCATATACTGAATAATTCTAGTTAGTAATAAACTAGAGTTCTCACTAATCTGTTCAATATTTAGTTTTAGGTCAAATGCTGCATCAGTAGAATGTGCACGCTTAGGCGTAAACTCAACGTCTTTTACTTTAATTTTAATTTCGTTCATTAGAAAAATGGGTAAAGTTGTATTGGTACAAAAAAGGTCTAACGATTGTTAAACCTAGAATAGTATATCATTTTTATGATATTTCTAATGATAAACGTGTATACAACTAGAGCCTAAAGACCAACGTTGACCTTTATTAAATACAAGTTGCTGGTGTTTTAAGTCTTGTAGAATTTGACTAATTATATTTAGAACAACTAGTTTTTGTTGGGCATTATTGTATAGAGGTTTATCTAAAGGGTGAGCTTTCCAAATTAATTCTATTTCTTTTAGTAGCTCACATCGTTTACATTTAGATACCTTAACTTTTATCACGTGTATAATTATTTTATTTAGTCTTTCTTTAAGAGAGGTGTGACTCTCCTCACCAATAAATAAATCCCAAACTACATGGGTTTTTGAGAGTTTATCATCTTGTATTTTTATTCTCTTAATGTACGACAGCTCTTTTTGTTTTAGCTCTTCTATTTCAGATAATAATTGCTCTTCTTGGGCTATATAGTCAGCGACTAATTCTAAGTTGTAGTTGTCAGAGTTATTGTCTAAGTCAAACCATGGGTCAGCGATAATATTTTGTGAGTTCATTCTAATTTTACCTATGTAGACGTAAGTTTATAGATTAAGTATTTGTATATAATTATCAACATTATTTAGTTTTTAATTTGTTTAGCTGTTCTAAAATCTCACGATTTTTAGCTCTAGCCAATTTTGTTGCGTTTAAACTTTCTAAAATTTCCTGCTGATTTTTCTCAAATTCAGCTTCTCTTTTTTTGTCTTCTTCTTCAATTCTGTTTTTACTTTGATTAAACTTCTCGGATGCTATTTTTGTCAGTAAATTTTGGACTTTATTTATTTCAATTTGTATAGGGTTAATCTCTGATAACACAATATAAGTTGGTACTAAACCTAGTGATGATACTCTTTTAGCTTTCTCTCTTTCAAAGCACGTATGTAAAATAGCTTTATAAAATTCAGTGATATATGTGAATAACTCAGAGTCTCCCCATTTATCAGGGTGATGTTTACCCGCTGCTTTTCTATATGCAACTTTTAATTCATCTAAGCTAAAAACAGAATTTAACTCAAGCCAATCTGTTAAATATCTACTGTATACATCCTTTAGTTCTCTATCAGACCCAAAGAAGTCACCGCCGTATGAGCTATTGTATATGTCAATGCTATTAATGTTTGCTAAATACTGCTGTTCTATTATAGCCTCATCTTCTTGCTCAGCATTTACTGCTGCTAGATTATCACCTTCAGTAAACTCAGATTGCTTACGTTCTATTATTTGATTTAAATTCATTAAATCATCATATTTAGATGCATTCTTTTTTTGGTCTAAATGTTCTACAAGTTTATGCTCGATTGTAGTTTTGGTGTCTAGACTGCTAATTTTTAGATTAAATACTTTTGCTATAGATAGTAGATGAGATTTTCGTAGTTGTTTAATTTGTTGCATTGTTACATATATAGTGTAGATAAAAGCGGTCATTAAAGGTATAAGGAAATAGTAAATAAAGTACCCAACAAAAGACCCTAGTTGTTTACCTACTTTTTCTGATACTGAAATAATACCTCCTTCACTATCTATAAGTAAAAGAGGACGTTGCATTGTTTCTATTAGTTTTTGGTTCATCTTTTTTGTTTGGATAAAAAAAGTGGGAATACTATAGTATTCCCACGGGATATAGTGCTAATTTAAATAATTAGCGAAGTTCACACTTTTCACCATCACAGGCATTAGGCCCATAATCTACCGACTGTGAATCAACTGTATACTTGTCTAAAGCTTCTTTAAAAGAATTAGCTTTACGGCGGGTTTCTACTTCTGCTAAAAGTTGATTGTATACATCTAACTCAATTGGCTCATAAGGTAAGCGAGGGAAAGTAGCATTGCTATCAAATCTGCCAAGAATAGCAGTTGATACGTAACCCTGATCGAACTGAATTGCTTCATATATTAGAGTCCCCAATGTTTCTACTTCATGTTCTCGTAATTCAATAGTACTACTTGTTTGATGAGTAGTCCAGTTATTTTGTACTGTCATGAAGAAATCAAATTGTGCTTTCACAGAGAATTGATTAGGGTCTATACCTTCAGCAACAGATGCCCAGGGCATTTCTACAGGTATTTCTACTAACCATTCTGTGCTTCTAGGGTCGTAGATATCATCCAGCAATCTCCCTTCATCATCAGTACAGTTAACATTTGGTATACAACTATAGCCATAATCTAAACATGCAAGTGCTACTGGATGATAAGCAGCAAATCCTACTCGTCTTATAAATCGAGTGGCTTTTGGTGGATGCCAACCTGGACTAGCATTAGTTAATAAAGACTGTGTACCACTAGGCTTAACGCAAGTGTATCTGTTTGGTACTTTTAGATTATGTTTAGCACAATAATCTGTAATAGTCTTCTTAGCTTGCTCTCTCCAAGTCTGTAATGTATACACCTCAAATGCTTTGAATTCTTTAGCTTGAGGAAAGTCAGGACTACGGTCGTTTAACCACCATTCTAACCAAGGTCGTCCAAACTTATTAACAAAGAAATCAAATATCCCAGTTACTCCAACAGCAACAATGGGGTCATAATCTCTAGACTTCTGCCAACGTGGAAATGGAAATTCATGCTGTAATAACGACGCTACCCATAATGCCCCAGCCTCAATAGCACTTTTCTGTTGCTCTATATTATTAGGGTCTAGCATGTTAGCATGTACTTCTGAAAGGTTGCATTGAAAGTCTCTACCTAAAATTTCACCGCAATTACGTGAGTATATATTACTACTCAAAGTAAATGAATGATTAGTTGGTACAGTACAGCAGTATACTTTATCAGCAGTATGGCTAAAAGTGATATCTGTAATAGCAGAATAATCTTCAGTTACAGAAATATTTGTATATGGTTTTAAGTCATCTTCCGGTGGAAAAGAAGTAGCTAAGCGGTCGCCCACTTGTAAATCTTTTAACTCTACAGTAGACCCATCTTCTAGGATAAACTTATGATACTCAGTAGCTGTTACTTGTATACCAGACTGTAAAGTCACAGTATACACATCTTGGTTCTCACCAGTTACTCTAAAGTTATCAACAGAAACCCATTGTTCTCCATCCCATACATCAACTGTTTTACCAACAAGTTCTTCAATTGGGAAGTGTCCTTGTTTAGTAGCCACCATTGTACCAGCAGCAAAGCAGGGATTAAGCCCATAGCGACTTTCTCGATGTTCTAACTCTTCTACTGGAATTAGAGTTTTATATTTATTAGTATGAGCGATAGAGAGAGTATTTCGTCTAGCAGCGGGGTCTGAGTAAAGATTTAGAAACTCAATTCTTAAAGCTTCAGTGTTTATAATATCCACATTAGCTCTAGCTACCGCTTCACCTGCCCATTGTATAGCACCTTCACCTGTTTGATATTGCAGTCTAACAGCATCTACACATTCTTTTAAGCTAGGCTTATGATGGAATACGTTTGTGTGGTTAGACATACGTAAGCATTCTTTATCTTTATCAACTACCCAACTAGTTGTCCCATCTTCATTTTCTACTTGTTTATAGAGACCTAACTTATGAGGTGGTTCATCATCATCGAATTGTCTCATAGAAGCGGAGTTATGTACTAGAATATTGTTGCAGATAAACATATGTAGCCCATCTACTTCAATGTCCCAAGTTTTCTCACGACTAAGGTCTTTACTAATTAGCTTAATGGGTACAGCTCTCCAAGATGTATAATCGCCATTAGGTGACAATAATAAATGGACACTAGGGTCTATCTCCCAAGCAGCGATACATTTAAAGTCTTTTCGTTGAGGGCTATCTGTAAGCATGCTTCGTTCAATCACAAAGATACGGTGATTTTTTGAGCAGCGTATTGTTTGTCCTTCTATGGAAATTATTTCCCATATTGATTGGAAGCCTGAGTAGAATTTAGCTGTAACTGTATACACATTTTCGTCATCAGGTACTGTAATCAACTCACCAGTAGTAATCTCATCCACTCGTTTCCAAACAGTTTGACCATTAAGTACTGTACGAACTAAAGAGTTACCTATTAAACAGCGTCTGATATTACCAGCTACAATAGCTTCAGCTTCATAGTCAATTAACATACAACACTCTATAGCAGTTAATTGTCTACTATTAGCCTTGTTTAAGAGGTTAGCTACTTTATAGAACATCTGGTCTAGCAATCTAGGATTAGCTACTCCACCAAAACCAACTAAAGGCTCACCACCAGCTCGGACTCTAGATATATTAACTTCGACATTAATAACCTCTTCAGTGGGGTCGCAATATTCATGCTTACCCATAGCCAGCTCAAATAGTATTGTATACGCATCAGCCCAGCCTTCTTTACTATCACCTACCCAAACAACAATTGTTTTACACTTATGATATTCTGACTCTACTAGTTCAATAGAAGTATCAGGCATATCTTTGATAGCACCGTAACTACCAACAACTTCAACACTTAAAGTATAAAGAATAGGTGGGAGAAGGCTAACATTCTTTTCTTCCAATACAGCACCTGTACCACAGCCACAAGCATTTAAAATCATTAGCTGTCTAAATGATTCAATGTCTTTTACTACAGAGCTATGACAGTTATACAAACCATAGAAATTATTTGGGTTCTCTGCCCACTCGGTACCTAAACACCATAATGCTCGTCCAGATGGTAAAGCAAAAAAGTTATCAAAATTAGTTCTGAGAATATTTAGTTCTTCTGAATCTAATTTACCTAACTTCTCTATCCCTGCAAGTGTTCTAAGTTTTACTTCTTCTAAGCTTTCTTTTTTTCTGGTTGTGTCGTTTTGTCTGGAGTAAGCTCTATAAAAAACTGGATAAGCTGTTGGTGCTTCTTTTAAAAATTCGTTCTGTTCCATTTATCTTTGTTGTTGAGGTCAAACATTTCTTTATATTAGCTGAAGATAGTTCTAATTGCCATTAGCGCTATACTTTATTTTTGTATACACTCTCACTAAACCGTCTTTTTATTTCTTGTCTTACAGTCTCACCAATCTCTCTAGACTTTAGAAGTATAGCCTCCAACTCATCTAAAATATACTCTTGACTATCTTGCTCTAAAGATTTAGTATTTTGCACTGTAAACAACAGTATCTCTACTTGACTTTTAAGTTTGTCTAATACGTATTGTGTCTCTTGGTACTTTTCATCTCTAGACTTTTTATGTTTTTGATATTCACGCTCGACAAATAAAAGATTTTTATTTCTCATTGCTCAATTCAAAATATAGAATAATGTATACCATAGCAATTAATTGTATAAAGCTATCTATTAGTCTACATATTTGCAAGCAATCGCCATTTCTCTTGCATGATTGGTTATATGATTTTTATTGATTAGAACACTAATAGTTAAAGGGTACTCTGTGTATATAGGATAAGCCTTGTATATCTTCTCATATGTTCCTCTATCAATAGATTGAGATAAAGAGCGTGCATTCCGTGCAATTTTTAATGTCTCTATCATTTTACACTGACTACCACTAATATGATATTCAATGACCATATTTTTGACAGTAGATTTAAATCCAGCTTTATATGTAGCTGCTATTAACTTCTCTACATTACCTGGAGTTTCTGGAATTAGTAAAGGAGAACCAGTATAGTTTTGATTAATAAAAGTAAAATCTTCCTTTTTTATCGCATTCTCAGCTTGTCGTGGAATCCAATCTCTTAAACAGTATATTCTGTTTGTTTGTGGAAGTATAATTGGTTCACCATTATTATTCTTAGCAAAAGAAAAACTTCTACTTCTAAATGGATTAATATAGAATTCATTTACATCAGGACTATTCCGGGGTACTATATTAACTCTAATGTTTAGGTCTATATTATACGATACTCCTTTAATCTGTATTACATTCTCATCGTCAATGTATATAGCGTATGAGTCACCTTTAGGGTCTAATAATTTAAACTCTATATAGTGCGGAGTTACTGTAATATCAGTAGCCGAGTACATATTTATATCTAGAGTTCTAATTCCAGTATCAGATAGCTGAAATTCTAAATTTAGTATACTATTAAATACACGAGAAATTTGCGCTTCTAATATTCTTTCTTGTTCGTTTAATTCAAAATTTGTTTTATTGGGGTTATATAAAAACCCTGTAGAGAGTGTTAAAGAATCAATAGTACTATAGTAATGCTTTTTAAAGTCTTGAAAAACTTTACTTAATTTAACTTCCAATAAAGCATCGTGGAAAGTTAATTCGTTTACTAGTCTACTAGGCATATGTTACCTTTGTAAAAAATTTACATTATCTGGCTATTTGTATACAGTTAGAATTTAGAAATGATAAAATAGATAAAGGAGTATTACTTCCCTCATCTATTTAAAAGATTTACTATTCTCATAAATAATCCTCAATCAATGCCGTCGATTGAGGATTATGATTTTAAAGTGGAAATGTTGGTGTTTTACCACACCAGATTTTTGCTTCAGATGAGATAGTTTCACGTTGATATTGCATTACATTCCATATGTATGAAGATAATCGATTAAGTGTTTTTTGGTGATAAGCCAAAGAATTTCTAACTTTTCTAATTCTTTCTATCTCAGCTTTTTCATTAGAAAGAAGCTGTAGAAGATAAGAAGACTCTTCATGTTCCTCAATAACAAAGCTTCCATTTAGGATACTATCTATGCCTTTAGACTCACTATTAGAGCAGACATCTCCATAGAGCATTAGAATCTCTGACGAATAAAGCCAAGCTACATAAGCCGACTCTAAACGTCTAACATCAATTCTAATAGTATTCAATAGGGATAGAAGAGTATTACCTGAAAATCTTTGAAAGTCTTTTGATTCACCATAAATAGGTTGAAGTTTTTTGCATTCTTTTTGAATGTATGTATACATCTCAGGGGGAAAGCCGTGATTATTAGTATCACCTTGTAGATAAAAGAAAGACTGAAAAGAATGTAGAGCTTCCTCTAACCAATCCAAGAAGACTATTAAGTCGTTACCTTTAACAGCATAAATGTCATACTTTGCTAGTGCTTTTTCAGCAAAAGGGATTTTAGTAAGTTTAGATACCAGACTATTGTATACCAGGAGTTTAGATATACTAGACTGCAACATCTCTGCTGAAGTGTAAAAAGTAGTGATATCAGACCCTTTTTTGTATACCGTTTTAGATTTTAGGGTGCTTAACCCCTTGTCCCCAAGACCGCATTGTCCTGGACACACGTTTCCACGTATTCTCATAATGTTTTTTTATTCTCTTGTTATTACTGAACTAATACTACTATAACTTCTTAACCCTAATGAAAATTAGTCAATTATTTATTCGGGGTAAGTATTTTGTATAGTACTCCCTGGCATTAAAGAAGTTGTTAAACTAGTTACCGTTTTTATTTTATCCAGAATATCACGTCTCTTATGAGGTAATTCTGCCAATAAAACTGAAGCGACGAGTTCTCTTAGTTCTGTTAATGCTTTAGCATTAGCCATCTTCTCTGTTATACTAACAGCTAAAACCAAACATTGCCTTAATTCTCCAACATATTTTACCGCAACGTTATCATTACATCCTTCTAATCTATATATATTTCTTAATATTAAAGTTTGTAACTCCTCTAGTCGGTCAGTTGTATCAAAGATAGACCTACCTTCATACTTGGATTTCTGTACAGCATTCTGTTTGTCGTAGTACTTTAAAAATCTACTAACAGTCTCTTTAGATAATTTAAACTGCTGAGCAATAGTGGCGATAGGCATATTAAGTTTACGACAGTGTATAATCTCTCCTGTAAGCCCTAACTTCTCTATGATACTTACATATTTATTGCCTGCTAAAGATGGAGTATTAAACATTTCAATAGGAGCCGCATCAGAATCTAGTATTTTTAAAACACCATCTAACCTACTCCCTAATCTTTCTAGAAGAGCTTTATCTGACTCAGAGGCAGAGATTGTTTCACTTAAGGACCTTAATTCCTCACTCACTTGTGAAATCTCTTCTAGTAGCCCTAGAGCGTTGTTTATTGACATTACTTACACGTCCTCATAAAAGTTGTAAACTACTGTCTCAGGCTCTAAGTTAGGGTACATAATTAAAAGAAGAAGTGTATTAATAGCAGTATCAGCTCTACGTTTAATAGTAGATTGAGAGATAAAAAACTTCTCAGCCATTAATAGCTTTCCAGTGTTAGTTGTCCACATTGCATATAGTACTTTATAACATTCAGGGCGGGCTTTTCTTACAATTAGTAACTTCTCTTCAATTAGTTTTGAGCTGTATACAGTCCCTTTAGTTGGGTGTATCCAAGGCTCACCATTAACAAAGTCAGACTTTAAGTAATTAAATAAACTTGAACTAATTAAATGTGGGCTAGTCTTTTTCTCTTTTTTATATTCCTCCACATTTACAGCTTTAGGCAGTTTGTAATCTATCTCTTTATCTTTATAGGTCTCATGGTCTCCTTCATAGATACAGGCAAATCTATTTATCTCTTGTGCTAATATTCTTTTTAGTCTAGATGAGGTAGTAATTTTAACTCGTACTGATGCTGGAACGTCTATCTCATGACCTTTCTTAGGGTGTGTACCTTTGCGAGGTTTTACATAGTAAGCATAAATTTTTCCAAAGCCCATTAAATCAACAGTTTTACCTTCAGCCAATAATAAAGCTATATGCTCAAATACAATACTCACTAGTCTTTTAGCTTGGGTTGCTGTTAATCCTTCAATTGACTGAATAGCTGCTGCTAAGTCTCTCTTAGAGACTTTTTCATTTTTATTTCTTAACATGCTTATTTTTTTATAATTGTTAGTTTTGACAATCTAAATTCTAATATAGACTATATTAACCGAATTCCATTAATCTATCTGCATAACTTGCCCAGCATTTATCTATATACTCGCATGTTGAAGTTACTCTGTTTGTCTTCCAATCTCTTTTATAACAAGGTGTTTCATATGAGGTTGGTTTTTGTTTTACGTATACACCTTGTTCTGTAGATAGGTATACACTAGATAAATGGTCAACTAACAGATGACTTATCTCTGGAGTGTATTGAGCTAGAGTAATTTCTCCTGCTCTTAAATTATGTATACCAATACCGTATGGTTTCTCTCCATATATCTTCTCATAACAGTACCCGTATAGATTAAGTTGAGAATGATATAGAACATCTACTGGTCTTAACTTGTCTTTAGATGTTTTGTGGTCAATAATGTATACTCTATTTTGATGGTCTCTAACAATCCAGTCAATAAATCCATTAATCTTAACTGTTGTATTAGGCAATATTACTTCATTAAGTTCATTAGTAGAGATAGGTAATTCTACAAAGACTGTTTCTTTTATCCAACTAGGTACTGTATAATCTACAATCATTGAATAGACAGTAGCTAACATCCAACATAATGAATTCTCAATTAGAATGTAGTTATAGTTAGTTGCGTCTAAGTCAATCTGGTTTAAATGGTTGTATACACCCTCGTCTTGTAACGCTTTTCTAAAAGCACTAGGAGGAGAATTTTGGACATCTTTAGGTACTGACCCATTATTATTTCTAATTATTTTTGTTTTGTCTTGACATCTACTAGTACAATAGTAAATGTATGTCCCTAATACTTTAACTAGTTCATACGTTTTTTTTATTTCTTCAGGATTAAAATAAACATCTAATTCTTCTAATTTAGTTTTTAATAAGCTCTTAAATATTTCTTCTGGTATTTTATTATTATCTAGTAAATACTCTTCTAATACTTCATGAGCGTATGAACCCATGAAGTAATATTTATTGAATCCAATATTATCTATAGCAGTCTTTAGTACATATTTATGCTCAAAGTATTTGCTGCATTTTAGGTAAGATTCTAATCTAGAGTAGCTTGTTATGTTTGTAAGATTTAATGACATTGGGTAAATCTAGTATAGTATGTACATTAAGTATACTATAAATTCCCCCAATAAGAACGCCTATTGACTCGCATACGTGTTCATTAGAAAATATTTTATCTGTGTTAGAACTACGTATATAATTTAAGTAATCTGATTTATCAGTATAGCCCGTAGTTTTTCTCCATTCTTTAACAGGAATATTATATTGCTGTATATTGTTCTCATAGAAGTATGTACTTAACACTGCTCTAACTCCTAATAAAGAACTCCAAGCATTAAAGTGTGCTCTAGGGGTGTATACATCCTCTAAAAATACTATATTAGGTTGATATATAAAAACTAATTTTTCTATTTCAGTTTTTATATGTGATAACCTAGCAGGTATTGATTCTTTAGATTTTGTTTTAATAACAGCTAATTGTTTAAAAGTTAAATATTGATTATTATCTAACTCTGCTACACATACCCCTGTTGAAGTTAATGACTGGTCTAACCCTAATAGTATACACATCTTAGTATTGCTGGTTTAATAATCGTGGTGTTAAATTTCAACTCTTCTAGAATACTCTCTGTATTTTTAGAGTCAGGATATAATAAGGCTAAACCTAAATTACTAGCTAACTCATAATTTACTAACCCAATGGAACTTTTTATTTCTAGTTTTAGTTGGGGGCATACCCTATTAGGGGTCTCATTCTTGTATATATTTAGAGCGAAGAGAGATGATATGTAGTAGTTAGCTATCTGATTAATCTCACTAAAAGGTAAACATCTATCACTGCCTAATGTTGATAACGTATCTATATACTTCATTATTTTATATGTTATACAGTTATCGTAAGCAGCAACACTCTCTACAGTTGTGGGAAGATGACCATAGTGAAGAAAGACTTGAGCAATGAATTGGTTATAACTTATACGGGTGGATTTAGTGTCAGCCATTTTTGAAATATCTCCTGCTGTTTTTGTGTTTTAGCGTTAGTAGAATATCTAAAGCCTTTTCTTTTACCTGACCTAATCTCAGAAAATAATTGTTTATACAACAACTGTTCATTAGTATCTAGATAGTCTAACAATGATGTTACTTGATATCTAGTTTGCCACCACTTGGGTAATCTAACAAAATATTTTCTAAACTTGAGTGCTCGAATGTCTTTTGTTAGTAGACATTTTTTAACAAAAGATATTATATTTTCTGGTACATCACTATGATGATACGGTGTTAAACCGTTTTCTAACGTCTCTAAGTAAAAGGGAGTACCAGAATACCCTCTATGATGTAGAAATTTACGTTGCGGGTAAATAATGTTTAAGGTTTGTAAATGTGCTGACCTAGTAAGATAGGCTATATCTTTAAATAAAAACCATTCTGGAGGTAGAGTGTTATTATTACCTGGCTGTATATCCCACATTGTTGGTCTATAGTTGTGTTTAGTAGCAATGTGTATTAGGTCTATCTTTACCATTGTGCTAAGTTTAAATAAAAGATGCTCTTTAACACGTAAGATTCTTTTATTTAAACTCTCTTTATCCCCAGTATACTGAGCAACTCCTTTAATAACAGTGTATTTATCTTTATATACTTGCCTCATAATTCCTCTGTGTCGTCTATAATTTTGTTGTATACACTCGGGGTCAAGTTTATTAATTACAAATCCAGCTGCTATGTATACATTACCTAACAGCTGCTCTTCACCTGCTGAGGCTAAATATATTTCCATTTCCAAAAAGCTCCATTAAATAGCTGCCGACACTACTGTAATTATCTTTTACATAGTTGTCAATTTTTTCTACACAATTTTCTTGTTGTAAAGCCCATCTCCACATTAATACATGATTCTCTATATTATCTTTGAAGATATCTATAGCAAAAGAAGATGCAAGCACACTATTTTCTTTTAAGTGTTTATTAAACATATCTTTTGTTAGTCCATTTACTAGCCAATCATTTATATCCTTACCTACTCTAGTAGGGATTGAGCAGCACCAAATATTTAACTCCGGTTTATACTCTTTTAACTCAACAAGCTTTTTAAGTATACTTGACCAGGATTTATATTGCCCACTTAAGTTTCCATAACCTATTGGAAACTTATCATTATCGAATATTGCTACTAGATTAGAAATCTTTGAACTCCCAATTGCTCTGACTAAATTAGTTTCTAAACCAGTACACCCTATAGCTGGTACTCCTATTGCTGATAAACTTAATGTATCTGTTACACCTTCACACAATACTACTGTATCTTGTATATCAATATAGTTATAAACATAATTATTGATAGAGAGCATACCAGGTAAAGTAGTTGAAGAAATCCATCGAAGTTCTTCTTTAGGATTTAGTGTCCTTCCTTGTATATGAACGATATTATTATATTTGTCATAAAAAGGAAAGATTATTCGCCCATTGAATAATTCTCTACCATTACTATTTAATACACCACAGGTCTCAAGAATCTCTTTTGAGAAAAAAGGTAGCAATCCTTTATATGGGATATAGCCATATTCTAATTCAGGAGTATAGATATTACGTTCTTTTAAGTACTCAATTGCTTTGTTACCTTCTTTTAGAGCAGCTTGTTCTTTAGCAAAGGTGAATAACTTAGCTAAATTGGTATAGCGGTGCTCCTCTAATATTTCTCTATCAGCTGAGACGTATTTACTAGTAGTGAGATAACTTTGTTTAAAACTCTCTGTTACCCCCATACAAGTTAATAGTGACCAAACATCTCCACCACTATTAGCGTCACAGCTAGGATGAAAACATTTATATGCCTTATCTGAGTAAACGTAAAACTTTTTCTTACGTTTACAGACAGGGCAATCATTAACTCCTTGATGGAGTGTCATACCTGTTTCTCCTTTGACTATTTCTGTGAGACTAAGTTTGTCCCTTATTTTGCTGTATGTCATTTAATACCTCAGAAAGCTTCTCTAATTTTACTTTATAAGAGCTGTTACTGAAAAATGTGTCAAATGTTTTTTTCCTTTTTACTGAGTTAGCACTTAAGTAGAACTGTTCCTCATCAAAGAAATCAAATACTAAACAAGATGTTTTTGATTTAGCAGTTCTAGTAACTCTACCTACTTGCTGTAAAAGCTTAGAGGAGGCTTGCCCTCCTCCTGCTATAATCAACATCCCTAAACTTTTGATGTCTTTCCCTTCATTAAAGATAGCTGAAGCTACTACTACTTTTAATTCTTGTGAGTTTAGTTTCTCTAAAACTTCTTCTCTCTCTCTAATATGACTTTTTCCATGAACGTAGGGTACAGCTATACCTAATTCTTTCTGTAGTAAATCTTGAATAATTTCTCCATGTTCTATATTCTCCACTAAGATTAGTGCAGACCCGTTAATTTTAGTCTGTAAATACCATTTAGTTATGTCAGCTATACACCTGTTACGTATAGGATTATTTATAATCTCTTGTCTATACACCTCTAATCTAATTGGCTTTTGATTAGGAGTTAGATAAGTATGTGAGATTGAACTATAGTTACTGTAGAGTTTATTAGAGTCGGGGATACTAACCATATAGAATTTAGGTTTGACTAGCACACCTAAATTAGTTAGCTCTTCTGGAGTAACTTTGATAATAGTTGGACCTAATAAACCTTCCATAACTAGGTTATCTCCTGCTTCCCTCCACCCTGTTGCACTAAACCCTATTCTATAACCGGTGTTAACTAAACTGTTACAGACTGTCTTATACATCTTAGTGTTACCACATCTATGAGCTTCATCAACTATAAGTACGGTAATCTCTTTAAATTTTTCAGGATTAGTATCTACAGCTCTAAAGAGAGAGTTAATTATTCCAACGGTAACTCTTTCCCATCTTTTAGTCTTGCCAGATATTTGTCCTATATTTTCTTCTAATACTTCGGTTAATGCTCTAACATTATGATGAAGTATTTGTTCATCTGGCACAACAAACAATATGTTTTCTGTGGGAAAGTGTTTAGCTAACCAAGCTGCTGTTAGAGTTTTTCCTGACCCTGTAGCTGACTGCACCACTCCTCTTCTTACATCTAAAGCTTGAGCAATAATTCTTTTCTGATGTTCCCATAAGTGGTCTGGTAATTCTAACTGTACAGGTAACACCCCATTTATTAGACTCTCAAACTCACACCTTAATCCTCTATTACTATAAGCATAGGATACTCTAGGTAAAAGTCCAGTAAAGAACTTATTATTTTTTAGTAAACAAACTTGGTCACTAGGTAAATAAGTTTTTCTACTAAATTTATTAGCGTACGATATTTTGTGGTCAGTGTAAGTTAGGATAAGTCTGGCTATATTCTGTAATAGTTCATCTGATGAGCCTATGATTTCACAGTAAGCCCCGTCATACTTAAATTTAATTAAATCTTTTTCAGTTTTACTGCTATTTAAGGTTTTTATCATTTTACCTTCCCTGTATTAGTTTAATTATTTTACCTAATAATGACTTAGTTGTCAGAGGTTTTGTATACTGTACTGGTATATTATTGTTATACTGAGGACTAATTGAATGTGCTCCATTTAATAATCTAATTTTATTTATTGCTGCTTCTGATAAAAATTCTTCTTTAGTCTTTGTTGCTGCTGTTAATTTAGAGACAACTACTCTTTTATGTATAAAGTATCTAGCTGCTTCTTCCATTTGGTACAATGCTGGAGGAAGTGGAACAGGTATACCGTTCTCCATATGTGGTAGATGATGAAGGTCCCAAGCATATAAAGCTGACTGGTAAATACTGTCCATATTAACCTCAATCTCATTATAGTGTGGTTGAAGAAATATACCAGCTAAAAATAACATACACCAAGAAGTCTTAAATTTAGAATATCCCTCAAACCATAAAAAGTTATCTATTATCTCTATGGGGCTGGTATCTCTATTCTCTTGGCTGACTATTAACTCATTGTTGTTCAGATGCATAATTTACCATGTCTCCTAAATTTCTAGCTTGTTTTTCTTCTAATTCAGAGTTAAACTGATTTGGTCTAAAATATTTCCACTTTAATTCATAGTATAAATCTCTAGCTCCAGGTATGTTCTCATTTTGCCTATACCCAAACTCTAATAAGTTTTCATTAAGTTCTTCATTATTAGCCACAAATCCAAAGATTTTGTTAATATTTTTAACTTCTTGTTCAGTATAGTGACTTCTTAAATTAACAAACCTTTGTGGGTCTTCAATATATACTGGCTTACAAAGCATGTTATCTATAATATAATTTACTGTCTCAGAGATAGTAGAGTTGTTGGGGTACATGCTTTGCATTAATTTAAGTTTATGTTGAAGTTTATATTTTCCAAATTTGGTATTTAAATCTTCTTCTTTTATTAAATCAAAAATCTTGTCTACAATTACTAAATTAAACTGTGTCATGTCACGTTATTCTCTTTTAATAATAATTTCTAATATTTGAAACTCCCCAAGCATAGAATGCCGGGGTCTATAAAACTGATACAGGACTGCCAGCTACAGCTACTGACTTGTGGTGTAGATATTAGCGGCTCAATAGGTGAGCCCAAGTAGCATTAGGACCATTATAAGATAGGTTAAAAATGTCTCTATAACTATATTTTACAAATCTACCATCTTGTTTAGTGTACCCTGTATTCCAGTCCCCCCAAGGGTCATGGACAATATAGTAACCTTCGTCGTCATTATAGCCTACTATAACAACTATATGACCAGGTGGAGTGAACTTTCCACTAAATACCACTGGACAATCTTTTTGTAAATATCTTTTTATATCTTGATATGCTGTAGTTGTACTGAATATACTAGTGACCCCGTATGCTTTAAATACTTTAACTAAATCAGAATGTAATGTAACTTGCATCCTATTAGCTTTAATGTATTCAAACAGTTCATCCTCTAGTTGCTTTCCAACTACCTTTGGTCTAACACCATAGTAGTCTAAGCACATAGCAACAGAGGTCACATTACATGTTCCATATGGGTCATTCCTATTATCTCTTTGAGTAAAGTAACGAACATTTAATACCTTCTCATTGTTAAGTATAGTAGTCGGGCTCATCTCCTCAATTTTTATATGTGGAGTGTATACAAACCATTCTTTTCTACCTTGTATAGCACTGGATAAGTTTAGTAAAGTGTGGCTACCTAGAGTTGCATACCTATCGCATACTAAATCTCTATCTTTTAAAATAGGGGCTGTTTGAGTACTAGGTAATTGACTAGCTTGAATAGTGCTGCTCAACTTACTAGACTCAGCGTTCTTAAATATTGTGTCTTCTATAATCTTGACTTTATACATTTTAACGTTAAACTTAAAATAAACTATAAATATATTCTAACTAATGTCTAAGCGTAGTAAAAATATAAGAGAAGATTTAATGATGATTGCTGCTAGAAATCATATGTCGTATACAGAACTTATGCGTACTGTTCTAGAAGTGTATACATTAGATGATGTAACTATTTTGATTAATAGTTGGTCTACACTAAGAAACCGAGGTGAGATTAATCTAGAACGATTAAAGAACGCTCGGCTTCTAAAAACTTATCTATCTACAACCTTTGAAATATGATATTACCAGAAATCATTAAGTGATTTAAGCTGATTAATGAAATCTGTATTACTATCTACTAGCTTCTCATAACTGGCTTGCTGCTTCTTAAACTCAGATAGCTTTCCGTTGTATAAAACTGTAGAGAATTTCAATTCTCTACTTTAACTAAGCTTTAACTTAGAGAGTTTA